CATTATTTTAACTCGTAATCATACCCAAAATCACCAGAGTCATTCTCTACAACATATATTCTAACTGCACCATATAAATCAAATATACCAGGTTTTAAACCATTTCTTGTCTGACTGGCATCAGGATCATAATATACAACATCACGCTTAGTTAAACTCCATTCCTTCTTTATACAAGCCGTTATGATAGACGCCAATACTCTATCATCTCCACGTGCCTCATTAAATCTCTTAAATGTTTTCATATCATACCCCTAATATGCCGGTGCAATGGAAAGTAGTCCTTTCTTAGAGTTAGGTACTTTAAGTTCTTTCATTGCAAACTTCTTAGCACCATACAAAGAATCAGCATCTTTGTCTAACTTGATTTCAAGTTTTTTGCCTTTATAAATCGCAATCCAACCTTTAAGTTCATCACCTTCTCTAACTACTTCTACTTGTTTAATATCTTTTAATAATTCTTCATATGTTTTCATGACTTTCTTCCCTTGATGATTGAAGCAGCATCCACTCTAAGAAACTTAATCTCTGCATCAACAATCTGTTGAAGTACCACAGTTGGCAATGAAGTAAGTTTATTTTTCATTCTCTTATATGCCGGTGTAGTTGGGTCAATCTTATCTACTTTAGCATACTCTTTCTTTAGAGTGGCAAGTTGTGATTTAGATAACTTCTTAGCATCCTCTTGTGACTTTACCTGTTTATCAAAATAATCCTTTAATGTCTCATCTAGTAGTTCAACAGATTCCTTTACAGTACCTATAACTTCTACTTTGAGTTTGATTTTAGATGATATCTCTTTAGCAACCTTTGCCATATCACCCTTATGCTTTGTATTAGCATCACGTATAATCTTTCTTACTGAAGCATCAGAACCCTCTGGTTTCATATTGAAACCTATATTACCAAGGTTATTAGGAACACCACTAGAAGTAACCAACCGAACCTCGTTGCCATTTATTTTAAGTCTAAGTCCATCTATTAAATAAGAATCCCATGATCCTGACTCTGTTTTTACATGAAATTTCTTGCTGCCTTTCTTACTATATTGACCCTCAACTAACGGCATACCAGCATATTGTTTTTTTCTGGTCTTAACTATTTTCAAAGTAGACTTATCTTTAATATTCATTGGTGGTCTTTCCGCACTACGAATTGAATCTTTTGCATCTGATTCATCTGATGCCATAGCAACCACTTTATTATCCTCAGCAGTATCTACTACAACCCATGGAAATTTCACTTCATTTAATAATTCTTCCGACATCAACTTTTCAATAGTCTTTACATCAAGTTTCATGATTTTAGCAATCTCTTTGGCAGATAAGCCGTCTTCAATGTAACCATGAAGTTCTTTCATTTTACCTTCTTCAATAACACCAATATCTGATAATAATTCTTTATATGTTTTCATTTCATATCCCTATTTTATTTTTCTTTTAGAACCCTTTAATCTACTTTTCTCAGACCGCCCACGGTTTTTCTTTTCATCTTCAAACCCAACAATCTTACCTTTTTTATGAGATGCATCCTTACCATCACCATTACCATATGTGCCTTTATCTCTATTATACTTTACTAATTCGGCTCTATACTTTCTACGTTTCGCAGATGATTGAAACTTCTTATATTCATCTTTGTAATCACGTTTGGCTAATTCTAATATGTAATCTATAAATGACTTCAAGTTCTAATCCTCAGTTGCTGGATTAAGTAGTACAACTTCTTTTGTGATATATTTACAATCATATGTATCCTTTCTACTATTTATAGTAGTAATTGTTTCTAATATATTTTTAGCCATTTTCTCAGAAGCAACATCTATCATTTTACCATCAAGTGATGCGGCACCATGTCCTTCTTTAGATGCTCTATATAATGCATCAAGTATTCTGTCAGCCATGTGTATTTCTTCAGATGATGGTGTGAATACTTCATTTGCAAGTGGAATTTGTGACGGATGAATCGCCCACTTACCAGTACATCCAAGAGCAGCAGCACGCTTAGCAGCAAGTACATATCCCTCTGTATCCTTAATATCCCCATAAGGACCGTCTATTGGACGTAATCCATATGCCCTACACGCAACTACCATCCTACTTAATGCAGAATGCCACTGATCTCCTGGATAATTCTCATTCAATCCACCAATATTAGTAGTTCTTGCTCTTGTAGATGCAGCGTAATCAGCAACTCCAAAATGCATGGATTCTAACCTAGAATTAACACTCTTTCTTGCAATTTCATCAACATTAGACATACCTAGAGCGGTTTCTATTAGACACTCTAACTGAATATGTTGGTACAAATCATGTTTTATCTCTAGTGTATTAATAATACATTCAACCATATATATATCATCATATACACCTACTTTTGGTATTAATATAGTATCTAAGTTCTCACCACAATGTTCTACTAATTGTATAACATCATCTAACCAATAACCAGTTTCAAGTCCATTAATACGAACACATATAGTTTTGTTCGCACCTTTCCAATCAAGACTATTAACAGCCTCAATGACATTTAAACGAGCCTGTATTTTATCTGATGTTGCAACTGAATCTTCTAAATCTAAAAATACAAAATCGGCATCAGAATTTAATGCCTTCTCAAACATTTTAGGACTAGATCCAGGTACTGTTAAATCACAACGTTGTAATCTAGATACTGATGGTTCATAAACTGTATAACTCATAAACTTCTCCCATTCATTTATTAAACATCCAATTTAGGATTACTTGTCTTAAAATTAGCCTTTCGCATTACTGTCTTTGAAATCATATCAAACTCTTGATTCTTTTCATCCCATTTCAATACAAATGGTATATTAACATGTGAATTAATATCATGTAATACTCGTTGGGCATCATCTCCCAATTTAGGTATCTTTTTACCATATTTCTTATAAGTTAACTTGAATATCCGTACAAGTTCACCCGATGAAATAGGTTTCTTATTACGATCATCATTTACTCTATCTAGAAAATGCCTTGTAAATTCAACATCAATACCAACTTTAGCAAACAGCTTATCTGCCATTCTCTCTACTGCATCTAAGTCTGCTTTACTTAAATCCTCTGAAAATAATTCTTTAGTAAATTCACCATATGATTTCATTTAATAATACCTATTGTCTTTATACCACTTTCATCGGTATAAATGTATTTGTATCCCAATGATTTTAACCATTTGATAAGTTTCTCTGACCCCACTTTATAGAAAAACTTATCCAATGTCAATTGTTTATTAGAAAAATGATATAAAACCTCATCTTTCAATTTGTTTGATAACTCGGTTTCTTTCTTCGGGGGTTTGTCATTAGAGGAATGTCCGTAATTCTTACCTATACCATCAATTATATCTTTAACCTCACCCACCCTGTTTATGTTGACAACTGCAAAGGTATATTTCTCATTAGACTTTGCATTAAATTCAACCTCAGACACTTCACCTTGATTTGCACCAAATTGATCCGCATATCCTTTAGCGTGTGACTTAGACTGTGATATCCACATAATAGCAGACCTTGATTGTGATACACTTTCACCTTTCTTATGACCCCTATACCACGTATTCCTTCCTTCATTTATAAACCGGTTAAAACTTTTCATGGGTGTTCATATCTCCCCTCAATATGAGATTTAAGATTTTCTTTATTATTATTAATTAATCCAGCATTTTCATCAATGCTTTTCCTATTATTTATAGACTCAGCATCATATATCACCTTTTCTAACTTTAAAAGATGTATCATTTCATTTGGTACATATCTCCAAACATAATCACCATCATCCTTAATAATAGAAAATACGGTTTGTGTCAATCCTATCTTCACAATAATAGCATCTGAATCATCAATCTTTACTTTATCACCCTCACCAAATGACCTATTCAAGAAAAAGGCAATCCCTTTAGCCGCAGATGATAAAAAATCCTTTACCCACATTGCTATAATACCAGCCATTAGAACTTTAACAATTGGTATCATATCATTTGTTAAAGACCCAATCAACCGTGACTCATCTATCATATATTATTTCCCTATAATTACCATTTATTAACTGGACATTCACTATGTTTCATTTTAGTTTTCATTTTAATAACACAACCACATTTAGCACATAATTTCACATTGGCAAGAGATGTCATTATATGTTCACATTTTGAACATATTTTAAGTCTTTTTGCAACAACCTCATCAGAAGCAATTACATCCATATAAATTTCCCAAGCATAGAACCAACCAATGCCCATAATATACAACAAAATATAACACCTAATATAATACCAATGCCTTTAATTTTTTCCATATTATTCTTCATTATAATATACCCCACTCCATTAATGTTGGAACTAAAAATATCATAGTTGTCTGTACTGCAAAAGCAAACAAAACTATTAATACCAACTCACAAAAAATTATCAATTTCTTCTTCATATATCCACCTCAAATAATCATCAACGACTTAATATCATTGGCAATAAACCAAATAGTGCTCCACCAATAATACAAAATCCAATACCCCATGCTAAAACTGTTATAATAAATTCGGTCCTTTTAGCTTTTCGTCTTTCCTCTAAAATTCGTTCTCGTTCGCGTGACTTCTGTTGTTCACCTTCGAACCGCAAAAAATCGTCCCACATCATATGACGAGTTCGAATCATCAATTCCTTCAATTGTTCTCTTTTATTTTTCATAGCCTCTTGTGCCATAAATAACTCAAGATCCGATTCTTGTTGTGTTCCCTTCCTTGCCAACTTGGCCTTCTTATCTAGTTCACGTCCTGCATCTGAAAACTTTGATAAGTGATCACCTAATTCAAAAATATCCTTACCATGTGATATACTTTCGGCAATCACACTAAATGCAGCATTAGCTATAGCCAACTCAGCTATCATATTATCTCTCCTTTTATTATTATTATTATCTATCCATGATAAAATATTAACTATACATTCACATCAATATATTTCCCCTTTGATATATCCATATATGTCTGTATTTGTGCATCTCTAATCTTATTTCTAAGAGAATTATCTACCGTTTTAGTATCTGGTATATGCTTAATATCTGGTATAGTTCTTGAAACGACACCATTAACTACCTTATACTCATTAGGCATACTTTGAAAATATACTTTAGAATCACCTTGTATATACATCGTACTTCACCCTACCTAAAGAATCGTGATATGATACTAACGATTCACTACGATTAGAATCTAAATTCCCCTTACATGATACGTGTATCCACCCAGAGTCATCATCACCTTCAGTGTGAAACTCTAGAATCAATTGGTCAAACTTACAATTGTCAATAATCCAATCTGCAACAAGTTTATTACTAATACCCCTAACTTCTAAATCAACAGCCTCGCCCAAACAGTGTTGTGATCTAGCAGAACCACCTACAACCTTATTTAATTGTTCTGACCTATACCCAGAATTAATTCTGGTTGGTCCAAATTCATCTCTAACCAATTGCACCACATTCTCAAAGAGATTAGTAATAATGGGTAATAATGCCTCTGGTGGCTGATTATCTATATTATTACGTCTAGCAGTATATGACCGTGTATATTCGGACATACTAAAATTCTTAGTTATTTTCATACAACCCCCATCAATAAAACATTACTTGCTTATCGCCACATATAACTATGCGATAAGAAACATCAGATAATGATACAAAACAAAATTCAGAAATCATTATCATAAAAATAAACAATATCAACATAACTATTATGGTGATAATATATTGTATCTTATACATTCCCCATCGCATATCATATTACTCCCTACTAATTAATATCAATAGTACGTCTTTTTTTACTTTCAGGAACAATACGTTCCAAATTAATAATTAACATCCCATTTTCCATTAAAACATCAACTATCTCAATATCAACCGACAATGTAAACTCTTTATTAAACAATCGTCTTGATATACCATGATGTAAATAATCAGTCATATCTGTTTTATGTTGTTGATCATTAGATTTTATTGTTAGTAATGAATCATAATATTCAACTATAATATCATCTTTTGCAAAACCAGCTAGTGCCAATTCAATCTTATACTTATCCACATTCACCCTAACAATATTGTAAGGTGGATATTTAGAAAGAGCTTGTGAAGTAGACAACTCTTCTAACTGTTTCATTGCACGATCCATACCAATTGATATTTGTGAGTATGGAAATATAGATGGAAATTTTGTATTTGTCATAATAGACTCCTTATAAAAAAGCAAGTTAAAAAAATGTGATCCCTTATGGCAATCACGTTATATTTATAATATTATAATAGTTCCCTCAATCCTTCCTGATTAGATTCACTCATCAACGGAATCCAATCCTTCATATCTTCAAGTAATTCTAAATTCTCAAAATGCCAAGTGGTATGTGAACCATCTTCAAAAAATAAAACACGAACCATAACATCATCTTCAGATGTAACCATACCAACTACACCGTATTTAGAATCAGATTCATGAATAGGAGTTACTAAAGCACCAACATTACCATTACCAACAACTTCAAAATCTAATTCAGGAACTGTCAAAACAGGCACCTTTGTTTCTACCTTTTCTATCTCTAATTTTAATCCAAACCAATCAAATAATTTCATTATTATACACCAAATCTAATTGTAAACGTAATTATCATGTACAAAACAAAAACAAACATGAACAACAAAGTCCAATATATTTTATACATGAGTATACAACACATATATTAAAAAAAATGGGAAAAGTGTAACAATTAATACATACAACTTGTCAATCATTACATTTTCCCATAAACACACCCTCGGAGAAAACTATTAAAACGGTAAATTCTCTTTAACTTCTTCTGCATCATCAGTAGTACTTGATGCATCAAACTTAGTATACAATTCCATGAAAGTATTTTTGGTATCTTCATCAAATCGTGAAATGGCTAAGTTAATAGACTTCATACGATCTTCAAAAATTGCATATGTCTGAACAATATGTCCTAAACGACGAGTTGAAATAACATCATCAACACCATCATCATAAAACGTCTTACGAATACCATCTGCCCATGACACCAACAGTTTAGCAAACTCTACATCAACCTTACCAAACGCCTTCATGTGGTTCATTAAAATCTTTTCTTCAGTAACAACTGGTGCAAATGGTTGTTCTACTGTAATCGTGAATCGTTCAAGAAACGCCTCATCAATGATTGTAGCAGCAGAGAACTTACCAGATTCAGAACCTTGACCCTTTGTGTTTGCAGTAGCAATCACATTAAAACCACGTTTCGGTTCAATCAATTCACCAGTTTTCTTAATAACAATGGGTTTACCCTCAAGAACACCTTGAAGAGCCATAATCTTATTAGAACCACGGTCAATCTCATCAATCAAGAGAATGGCACCAAGTTCCATAGCCTTTACTACTGGACCTTTTTCAAAAACAGTATCACCATTAACCAAACGGAAACCACCAATCAAATCATCTTGATCTGTTTCTGGTGAAATCTGAACACGAATGAATTCACGTTTAGCATTAGCAGCAGCCTGTTCTACCATCATAGTTTTACCATTACCAGACAAACCAGTAACAAAGATAGGATAGAAAAACTTTGATTTAATAATCTTCAATATGTCTTTATAAGCACCCCACTTAACAAAGTTAGGATCTACTTGTGGAACATATGACGTTTTAAATACAGGTAATGGTGGTTGTTGAACACGTTCAACAACTGGTTCAGGACCAACAGTATTAACCGGCAATACTGGTTCACGTTTTAATGGAACCACTACACCAGTAATATTATAAACACCATGACTAACCTTATCCAATCCTTTATTAACACCTTGACCGTTAGCATAACCAATTTTTAATGCAGCCTCGGACAATTCCTTTAATGTATATTCATTTTTCTCTGGGTTTTCTGATAAAAGATAATCTTTTACTTTTTCAACTTTATTCATAATATACCTTTTTTATTTAATTTGTTTCTCAATTTCTGAATCTTCTAATGGAATTTCAGTAAAGGTAGGATCAGATGACGAATCATCCGCAAACCAACTGGTGTATTCTTCATTAATCTCTTCAGCAGTAATAAACTCATCAAAATCAAACATTTCTTTCACCTTTCATAATTAAACACAATAACCCCAACCTTCATATGTATTGTCTCATACTTTGATATAAAAGTCAAGCATTATTTTCATTTATTCTACTTTATTTCATCCATTTTTTCAATCTCTTGTTTAATCCAAATTAAAGCAAGATGTTCGGTATTTTCAATAAACGCCTCATCCGAAACAGGAGAAGGCAGCACAGACACCATCCATTTTATCTTATCATATGCTGACATAAGCATATCATCTGAGATGGTGAATTTAGCCTTCTGTTTTCGTTCAGTCTTAATAATTTTAAGTACAGTTTCCATTGGTATAATCATAATATATCCTACAATGTTAAGTATAATTCATTAACGTAAGCCACCCTAAGTAATACAATTACCGCAGTAACAGTTATCAATTTGGTAACCAACACCTCTATAATCACAAGTAATCTTTTCATCTCATCTCATCTCTATAATTATTTTTAGCATATAACACATCAGGATAAACATCAGCAACATCATCTACCATAGTATCATCATATGGTTCATCATCAGTTAATCCCATCTCATATAGACTCTGTTCAAATGCATCCAGATCAATAACTTCCTTTGGATTATAAACCCTTAATCGTTCAATGAAATTTCTTTTAATCAAGTCAGTAGTAGATACTTGACGATAATGATTTGCCGCAGATCGGATAGCAGCATCTTTCATTAACACTTTAAAATATTCTAATTCGTAATTATTCATAATATAGGTTTCTCTCAATTAATGTAAAACTTTCTTTGTTTTAACATTGGTGGATAATAATGAACGATTTTGTTCATATTCATTAGCTAGTGCAGAATACAATCTATCCCATTCATTAGGGGTAACATCATTTAAACGTCGTTTAGTATTTGATTCAAGTGTAACTAACTTTAATTGATTTTTCATTTTAATCCTTATTTAGTAGTATTTTTCCAAACTAATTGACTAAAAACAGTAACATTGTCTTTTTTAACACGGAGGGTTAATGGTAAAAATGGGTCAGCAACCATGTAATATGTAATCTTTACCCATAACCATTTTAAATCTAATTTCTCATTCTTATTCCACTCATTACGAATCGCAATAAGTTTCTCTTTAACAATTTGGGCTTCTGGTATAGAATTATAGGTCATTACAACCTTTCTTTCAGAAACAAACTCAACAACAATACTCATAATAAACTCCAAAAATTAAACTCAATAACCCCAACTCACAGTAATATTATCTCATACTTTTATATAAATGTCAAGCTTTATTTTCATTTATTTTCATTTATTTTCAAACACCTGTCCATTGTATAACATCAGGCATATTAGTAAGAACATTACCACGTGGAAAGTTACGTGCCGGAGATGTCCATGATGCAGCTTTAAGGAGATCTCCATAAGCAAACTTCTTATCTTTTTTGGATATCACAATAAATCCCTTTACGGAACCGTTGTGTATCAATTTAACATAGTTTCTTCCTATCTTAAATTCGGTGTCAACCTTGTATTCATCATACCAATGCACCCACACCTTGTCTTTATTATGGTCATATTGGACTATTTCTTGTGATCTTTGTGCCCAAGTGGCATAATCAGATGCCATCTTATTAAGAACATTCTCAATTACTTCTCTATTCACTTCACTCATAATATACTCCATAATTTAGTAGTCAAGGGAAGAGTAATAAGCATCTAAAGCATATTCATATAAATTATCATCAAAAATCTCAATTTCCTCTTCCTTCATCTCCCTAACAATATCCTTAGAAACCTCTAAATCTAGGTAAATATTATCTTCCTTTTCCAATCTCTCAATAACCCTTTTGATAACAATCAGATCACCTTTATCTATAATCATAATAAACTCCAATAATTAAACTCAATAACCCCAACCACAGTACTATTGTCTCATACTATGGTTATAAAGTCAAGGATTATTTTCATTTATTTTAAATTAATTCGTATGGTTTTTCCCAAGTTCCTATCTGCAAATCAATATAAAATGCAGTATGAAAATAGTCAGTCATAATGTCAGAATCATCAAACCAAGCTTCTCCATTATCTGCATTGGCAGGTGCAGTCTTAATGATTTCAAGAATTTTATTCAGAACCTTTGCAGGTTTCTTTGACCAATGTTTATCAATAAAGTATTGATTAACTCCTTCATATTTATCAGTAGGATCACGGAATTCAGAACGAAAGTCAATATCAGACTTCAATATATTAACCGATACGGAATGTTGACGTTTACGAACAGAAAATTTATACTTTGGGAATTCTTTCTTTAACTCTTTACGAATCTCTCTAACTTCTTCAGCACTTATATATGCCATCTAACTTCTCCAATAATAAAAATAAATAACCCCAACTCACAGTAATATTATCTCATACTTTTATATAAATGTCAAGCTTTATTTTCATTTATTTTAATACCGTGATGGTTTTTCTGGCCAAAAAACAGTTTCAGTCGGTTGTCCAGTTGCCAACTCTTCTTCATAAATTTCATTGGGTAAATCTCTCAATTCTTGTCTATACTCCATCCATTCATTTAAATATTCATGAACAGATGAATATCTCGCATCAGGATCACGAAATTTAGCATCATCCTTATCTCTAATATGAATCTCATTATCTGTATATGTCTTACCAAGCACCGTATATGGACGTGGTAATTTAACACTTACATCTACACCAATCCAATCACTTTCTTCCAATAATTCATCACGTATTTTTCTCAATTCAACCATATCCATAGCAACCACCTATTAACTTAAAATATTAACTACTAATGCAACTGAAGCACCAATAGACCATAGTGTTAACAATTCATAATCAACAACAACCTCAACTCTACCATCAATCAATCGTACCAACATAATATACTCCAAAATTAAACTCAATAACCCCCAACTCACAGTAATATTGTCTCATACTTTTATATAAATGTCAAGGTTTATTTGTATATATTTTATAAAATATATACAATGCAAAAACAACCATAATAGGAAATAACAATATATAACTAACAGCTTCTAAAAATGTCATTTCTGATACAAATAAAACCAAAATCTCCCAATTAGTCTTATCAGGCATTATTCTCATTAGGAATTCTGAATATAATACCCCAAAACCCACCATACTATGAAAGGTAATGTGATTATAAAATGGGATAAAAATGTAGTCTTATTACACCTTAAAATATATAACATAGGTTTCTTCTTATTCATCAACTTTCCTCATAATATAACAAATTTCGTACTTCTCCATTTCAGTAAGTCCACGTGTGATTTCTAATGGTGGTAGTATCTTTATTTCATCTAATAACTCAAATCGTTCCTTTGCAATACTCATCATATCATCACCCATCATATAACCACGTATAAACCTACCCATAACAAAACAAAATAAACCACCAGATTTTAATACTTTATTACACTCATCTACAGTTTTTCGCCAATAACCATCCAACCAGTTAGAATATGTAGAGTATAAATTAGTAGATTGTTCATCTGAACCACCATACAATTCTAAATCATAATATGGAGGACAAAAGAAAATCTTATCATAATCATCATCAACAACCACCGACATATTCTCTGACGATATACAAAATGTCTTTAAATCATGAGGTGGACCAAAAATATCTAATGATGTAACTTCTTCAAAGACACCATCAATCGTATCTAATACATCTTTTTGCACATCTACTATATGAATATCTCTATAATTTGTACTATTTGTAGTTGCTAATATAGGCGAACACCAAGAGGCAGACGGTATTAACATTTTCTGATCTACTGTATCAGAGTATTCATCACATTTAATTAATAAAGACCTATATACAGTTGGACTAAATACTGACATTTGTCCAGTGACTGTTTTCATCGTTACAACAAAAGTTTCATAATTTCCAATATAACTATCTTTAAAAACAGAAGGTATCGTTATACATGGATCAATTTTTCCTACTTCCAACGCATTCTTATACACAACCTTTATACTCATCCCATCATATCCCATAGAATCTAGCATACTTGGAAGATTCACATTACGTATAAATCTAACATTATTTGAAACTAACTTTATTTCATTTCCCATAATAGGTATAGTATTTACTGGCATTGGTTCAACATAAGACAATCTACGTTGAAAATATAATTTCAAAGGTTCATCTGAATGAATGAAATCATAACACCAATCATACCATGATTTTTTTGTTTTTAAAGCAACAACTCGTATATCAGAATCATCAAATTTATCCCATAGTTTTCCAAGTTGTTCTGTTTTATAAAACTCTTCACGTGATAATGGGTTTATTTCACTTCTGATAATATCAATAAAATCAGATTCATTATATATTTTCATTCCTCGTAATACTCCATAAGTTCTAATGATTCAGCAACCATTAAATTAGTGATTCTACCATTATGTGTATATATACCATTTGTGAAATTAGTATCCACGTTATCAAGTCCCATATCAGCCAAAACTGTTATATATGGTAATGTCGCCTTAGTAAGTATGTCAGTCGCACTTTTAGGATATGCACCAGGCATATTAGACACACAATAATGAACAACCCCGTGATGCATAAATACAGGGTTTTGATGACTCCTAATCTGTGACGTTTCAATACAACCACCTTGGTCAATAGACACATCAACCACCACCGAACCTTTCCTCATACTTTTTACCATATCTTCAGTAACAACAATAGGAGCTTTCTTTCCTGGTATTGAAACTGCACCAATAACCAAATCAGCATCTTTAACAGCGGGTTCTAAATTCCATGAAGTAGAACACTTATATACAATAGAAGTATTCATATGACCCCTACCCAAATACTCCCAACGATAATCGGTTTCCAACCCTAAAATAGTAACATTAGCACCCATCCCATTTGCCATCTCTGCCGCATGTCTACCAACAACACCATCACCAACAACTACCACATTACCAGAATTAACACCATTAATTTTTCCTAGTTGGACACCAGACCCATCAAAAAACATTGACTTATCTGTATATTGAAGATAATAACTACCAATAGTAACTGCCATATTACCAGCAATAGCAGACATAGGTTCCAGCAACGGTAAATTACCAAAATTATCTGTTATTGATTCATATGCTATGGCAGTAGTATTGGTGGATAACAATTTAAGTGTCAGTTCTTTATCTACACCCGCAAGATGAAGATAAGTAAATAATATTTGCCCATTAAAATATTTGTATTCTTCCACTTGAGGTTCTTTAACTTTAACCACAATATCCGAATCCCATGCATAAAAGTCATGACATATAACAGCACCAGCTGCTGTGTAATCATCATCCGAATAACCAGAACCAATCCCAGCTTCAAATGTTACACATACAGAGTGCCCTCTAGCAACCAATTCACGCACACCATTTGGGGTAATTGCTACCCGATATTCATTATCCTTTATTTCTTTGATTAATCCAATTCTCATATTTAATCCTCACCGACTCGACCTCCATCAATTTCGGAAGAAGGTCATTAATAACACCTATATACAATTCAGATTCAGTAGCACGACAAGCATCACCTAACGATTGTACATCGTCATTATCTCTAACTAAAACTAAATTTTGTGACAATATAGGTCCAGAATCATATTCATCAGTAACTATATGTACAGTAACACCTGTAACCTTATCCTTAGATTCTAATACAGATTTATATATATCGTCACCATACATATTACCATGTTTAGGTAATAATGATGGATGAATATTTAATATTCTATTTTCATATCCTCTCAATACTATATCACTAACATGTTTCCTATATCCAGATAACACAACCAAATCTGTTTTAAATGAAGATAATTTATTGTATATAGTTTTATCTTCATTTAATGGATTCGTTTTACTAGATATTATAGAAATATTAATATCATTATCATGACACCATTGAACTATAGGAGCATTTTTATTATTACATATAACAACACCAACTTCAGCTACAATTCTCCATGAATTAATTGCTCCTATAACATCCCTAGCCGCAGTACCACCATCTGACGCCAAAAAACTAATAATTGGAGTCTTCATAATATCACCTCAAATCTTTATCAAAATCATCTACCATGATTGCTTCATGTTCTAAAAGTCCATCTAATTCCCCTTTCAAATTAGATTCATATGCCTTTTCTAAAATGTTTAACGCATCCTTTGTATTAGATGATGTAAAAGTTTTATCTGTCAATCTATACCTTGCATCATGATGCAAGGTCAATCTAGACCTTGCATCAAATCCCAATGAAGATTTAAAACAATCAGGAACATTAACCACAGACTTCACCATTTTACTATTTAACTCATCTGAAACACCCCTATATCTTCTACCAAATGGGAATATCAAACGTCTTAATATAAACCCAATGAACTTTGAAGGATAATTATCTAAAATGTCCTCAAACGACTTTTGAATATTATATAATCCAGATTCAGCACCCCACGTGGCATATAATATATCATTCTTCTTATCCATATCATCAGTATCTTCGTATCGTTTTAATACAGCAGATGTTATATACAATTCAGAAAATGCATCTGCAAACCTACCAGATATCCTTTGTCGTTTCTTAAGATTAGAACCCAACACAGCTATACTTATATCAGATAACAATGCAAAGTTCTTCGATTCCAATTCAATACGTTTATAATATTTACCAATTTCACATGAAACGTCTTTCGGTTTGGATATAAACATACCACCAGTAATGTTATGATATAATGAACCAAATATATTACCAATAGTATATTTAATATGTCCTATTAACGCCTTATTAAATGCAATTGCATCATTACATTCGGCAGAAGTTACTTCATCTTTTATAAATGGATGACACCTTAAAGATCCTTGAGAAAACACAATCAACGATCTCGTTAATATATTCGCACCCTCAACAGTATTAGCAATAGGTTGTGTTATATAATAATTCAATAATAAATTATTAGGACCATCAGATATACCCTTACCGGCTAAAATATCCATACCATCAATAACACATTGACGCATCCTTTCAGTACATTGATATTTCAACATAGCAGAAATAACAGAAGGTTTCTCACCATTTACTATTGCCGTAGTGGTTAGATTACACGCAGCCTCTACAACATAACATTGTCCAATTATCCTAGACAATGGTTCTTCAATACCTTCCATCTTGGAAATTGGAATTTTAAATTGTTTTCTTATCCTAGAATATGCAGTAGTAACTTTTAATGTATGTTTAATACCAGCCATAGATAATGATGGTAATGATATTGCCCTACCAGCCGCAAGACATGCCATTAACATTCGCCAACCCTTTCCTACACCATCAATTCCACCTATAACATGATTCAATGGTAAAAATACATCTTTACCATAATTTGGTCCATTCATAAATGCTTGTCTAGCGGGATAATGTCTGCGTCCTATACAAACACCCTTAGTATCAGTTGGAACTAATACTAAACTTATACCACCAATAGGAGGTGAATCATCCGTCTCTTTCAATAACTCATCAGGATCTACAATATGACACGCAACACCAAGTAATGTAGATACTGGTCCAAGTGTGATATATCGTTTTTCCCAATTTAATCTAATACCTAATACCCTTTCACCCTCATATTCCCCATATTCAACAACACCATAATCTTCCATTGCCGCAGCATCTGAACCAGAATATGGTCCTGTTAATGCAAATGCTGGTATATCCTCACCTGATGCCAATGTAGGTAACCATTTATCTTTTTGTTCTTGTGTACCGAACTCATAAAGCAATTCACCAGGACCCAAAGAATTTGGAACCATAGTAGTAATTGCTAATGATATACTTCTTGATGCTAAAATTGATATGATACACGATTGTGCATATGCTGAAAATTCCAAACCACCATATTCTTTCTTGATATTAAGCGCAAAAAAACCATTATCTTTTAAATAATTCCACACTTCAACTGGTAAATCTTTATGAGTGATATTAACATCCCAATCCGATACCATTTCACAAACAGTATCAACTTCAGAATTAATAAAATCGTGTTCTTCTTGTGTTAATTCAGTTTGTTCTGTATTTAATAATATATCCCAATTAGGTCTACCACTAAATAACTCTGATTCCCACCATACTGTGCCAGATTCTAATGCCTCTCTTTCTGTATCTGATATTTTTGGTAAAATCTTTTGAAATAATTTCATACCATATTCATTCATCATAAATCATACCTCTAAAATAAAATAAAATCTACCACCCATACTATTATATATAACATTAATGGTATACCAAATGTCAATACAGACATCCAAACCGACTTAGTAACAGATTTACACAACCCATTACATTGATAATTAATCTTTTCCCATATTCTCTCCATCCTTGACTGTACTATTTCGTTCACTTTCTTTCTTCTCCGTTTTTTGTTTATTGTTAAATATGATATCCCAATTATCTCTATATTTTTTGTTATTTATTTTAGATTTTATAGAATCTCCTGTTATATCATTCTTCGTTGTCATTTTCTATTTTTCTTTTTAATTTGTCGCGCTTCCGTTTAAGAGATTTAATCTCTCGTTTTAATTCTTTCACTTCATCCAAATACCCGTTTGCATCATTTATATCACCACATTTAGCCTCCATACGATTACCAATGCTCTGTAATTCCTCTAGTAATCCCATAACAATTGAAAAGTTTCGTGTTTTATAACAAGATCGCAATTCATCTATCACGGTACAGAAATATCTATTTGTCATAATTTCCCCCCCTTTCTTTCAATTTTTTATACTCAATATATCCCCAAAACAGATAGAATACATCCTCATCCATCCAAATTTCTTTTTTCATATTAAGCAACCATCCTTGCAAATTCTTGTGCAATTAACTTGTTAGATTTCTTGTTCTTTTGGAACTTTTTAAAATCACGTTTGATTGTATTCATTCTCTTACGATCTGTTGTAAACAAAGGATCATCATCAGCAACTGTTACAAATTCATCATCTTCTGCCTGTAACCGTTTATCATGAACCACAATGTAACGGTCATAAAACTCATTATCCGAATCAATTTTATCATGAACAATATATCCTAATTTTGGATTAACCATTTTACGATATGATGTTAAGAAAAAACCAATCACATTATATCGTTTTCGTAATGCATCAAACATCGCCTTTTGATATAGTTTAGTTCTTGAATTATATGAATAAATACCACCTACATTCGCCTCAAGTCTACCATAACCTTCAACATCGAAAACTACAACCTTTTGATCACCATAACCTAGACTTTTAGTTCTGATATCTTGTGCCTGACCATCAGTTAGGAAAACAACATTCATTTTTTCAGTATTATGTTTCTTAACAAAATCATCAGCAAGAATTAATGAGTATGCAGCAGTTTCAATTAATGGTGTTCCACCCATTGAAAACAGTTTCTCTTTCATCCAAGCATTACCACCTGTCAATGTTTCAGAAGAAAACATAACTCGTTGAGTCATATTGTTCTGTTTACTCGTTGTCCAACTAGAATCAGCAATCTTAATCATTCCTAATGCATAATTAGCAATATCATATTTACCATATTCTCCATTTTTACCAAACATATTTCTTTTGCCATTATCTTTCCATTTTTTACCATTAGTAGTAAATGTATATAATTCATATGGAATACCAACTCGTTTGGCAAACATAATCAAAATAACAGACTGTTTTACGGTTTCATATAAACGACCCCACATAGAACTAGAGAAATCAACATACATCAATAATCCGTGATTCTTAGCATCAGGAAATGACATGATTGACTTGAAAATATGATCATCTAACTTATATTGCCACAATTTATCCACATCAATTGAACCACTTGTAGACTGTCTTGCCTTTCTTGATTCCATTGCAGATTTACGAAGTTCAAATTGTTGAACCATAGCATTTACTGCGGGTTTAACATCACGAATAAACTCTTTATATCTTACATTAATGAACTCATCATGATAAATTTGCATAGCGGGTTGATTATTCTTCATTTCTAAGAATTCAGTATAACTTCTCTCCACCTCTTCATCAGTATATAAAAACTCATTAACCAATTGTTCCTTTGTGAATTTAAGATATGAAGTACCACTACCCTCATTAATCATCTTATTTTCATTCTTTCTAAATGCATCGTCAGTAACAGAATGATATGGGTCTTCACCAGTAGTATCACCAGTATCAGAAAGTCCACCACCAGAAGAGGAAGAAATATTATCTTCTTCAACACTATTATCATAAGAATCATTAGCATTAGCATCAGTATCAGAATAACCAGATTCTAATGAGTCATCACCATCTTCTGAAGCTTCAGTATCACCAACTTCAGAATTTAAACTTTCAGATAATCCAGAAGAATCTTCTGTCTCATCGGAATCTTCTGAATCACCAGAACCATCACTTGATTGTTGCTGCTGTTGTGGTTGCTGCTGTTGTGGTTGCTGCTGTTCATCAAGAAACTCCATCAATTCACGTGAAACTCTAACTGTATCATCCCAAGTATCAATTTCAAATACTTTAGCCATCATGACAGATTCTTTAAATGAAAACTTAATATCAATAGTTTTTGATAACTTAGCCTTCAAATTCAATCTATCAAGAAATCCCAAAGTATCAACATCAACATCTTTAATACCAAAGAAATTATCTGCAACTAAATGACGATATCCTTTTAGGAAATCATTAATTAATCCAGGATAAAATTCACGAACAAGACGTTCAATACGAACATCTTCAACAATATTTAAAATAGAATGTGGTATATCTTCAATATCAGGTAATAACTTATTTATACTCTCATCATGACTGAAAATACTAGGTGTATATAATGCATGTCCAACCTCATGTCCAATGAACAGAGTGGCAGCATCTTTATATTCTTCTTTCAATAATGGCAATCTAAGAATACGATTAGTAGGGTCAAATGAAGCAGTTCTAAAATTACCCTCAATAACTTCTAAATCTTCTCTTGCCATTAATTTGGAAAGTAGTGAAGTGTTTAACATTTAATTTACCTCTTTATTAACTTATATAGAGAGTATATCATACTTTAACCGATATGTCAAGAACTATTTTCATTTATTTCATAAAATCGGTAAGTTTTGGTTGACCAAACCATTTCATCATCAATTGATGTTCCTCATCTGTCTGTTCTTCTAATTTAATACATGGGTGCAACATATCACCCATAATAATATTACCACCACCAATCCTTCTTTTACATAAATCAACATTATCACGCATAATATCAACACCATAAAGAGTAGACAAAGCAACAGTCAATTCAATTCCATTCTCTAATTTCTTTATTAAAACTTCCCCTAAAAATTGTCCATCACCACACGCAGGATCAATGAAGGTTTTCGTGGAATCAACAAACAATTCTTCTGGTAAAGAATCTAACATTTTCTGTACTAATTCAGTTGGTGTAAAATACTCGGCAGTTGATTGTATTCTTTGTTCATCCCTTTCTATTTGACTCATGTAAGAATGATTACGGACTCTATTTTTAATTTGATCTAACATAATTCCTTTCTTCGACTTTTAATCCAAAGTGATCATACATCTCTTCATCTGACATTTTTTTATCTAAAGGGATGTCTGGCAAAGAACCAAATACTTTTTCATTACCAAAACCACACCATTTAGCAGTTTTAAAAATATACTTAAATAGTTTAAGATTAAGATTATGCGCTAAATTTTTCCCTTTATCCTCAGTGTCTACTTCTATATAATATCCCATATCGGTTATACCCAATTCCCCATCATCATAAAATGGTTTCGTGTAACCGCTCCTAGACCACATAACTTTTTTACTGTCAGCAAAAGTCTGTCTTTTAGAAGAATACCAAATTTGTTTATTAGTATGTAATACTGGATAAATGTGTTTACACGTTTTAATCTTACTCAAACTAGAGTTAAGATTCTTTTCGCGGCGTGTCTTTTTGTTCTTTAATTTTATTACATTCCATAACAAAATATTATGACAGGTTACATAATCTTTTTCCACCTTTAATTTATTTTTGGTGTTAAAAATTACTTTCTGATGAATAGAATAAGATTTCTCACAAAAATCATTTGGTAAATAAAAAACAGTATCATCTAACTTTATATTAAAATCTCCATCATCGGTGTAGATTTTTGACATATCACCATCATCGGTAGTATTCCAAATATTATAATTCGCAAAGGAAGATCCTACTGTCGGAAAATATTTTCCCGTGTCCAAATGTAATTCTGTGAGTTTCTTATCCTTAAATAATTGTAATATTTTACTACTAGGACTCTGAAAGCTAGAAGGAGAAACCTGACACAATACACCATCTTCTTTGAGTAAAGAATCAAAGCTCAATCGTGTAAAGTCAATCCATAATTTATGTTGAGTTTTACCCCGATCTGTAGTATCTTGGAATGGTGGATTTGCAACAACAACATCAAATTTCATTCAAATAAACCAGATTTTCCAAAATCTACATATGTATTTACAGAAGTAGAAATCTCTTTGGATTTTTTAGGTCTAAGTTCTCCCCACTCCAACTCAAGTCCTTCTTTTTCGTGATACCGTTTTCCATCATAAACATCTTTTGTATTATCTCCTTTATACCAACAACCATTACTGTTAAGAGTAAATGGAATATCAATTTCTAAAATAATTTCATCACCAGATTTAAACTCAAATCTGATATTTTTTGCATGACGAAAATAATTTAACTCACAAATAGGAATTGTTGACAACATTGTTTTAAATCGTTTATTAACTAGAGTGTTGAGATATTGATTTCCATTATTTCCACCAAAAGCAAGAAGTTCTTCTACACCATCAATACCAGACATTTTCACAACACGATTGTAGATTAAATTATCGGGAACATGATTTTTTAAGAAGTTATAAGCTATATCTGCACCTTTGTTACCTATTTCATAACAAGAAGATTCCCACCTAGTTTTATCAAAAAACTTATGAGTAGTGGAATTAACAAATTCTTCTTTCATAGTATCTTGTAGTTTCTTTAAATCTCGAAGAGCCTCAACCGCGGACATTCCATTTTTTTTCTCAACAATCTTATCTCTTTTATTGCCAGAACCACGAAATCTAGTACCATCATCAGGATTTATAAACATTCCAACTCCATCAGACTTAAAAAGAAAATTCATGATAAATGAATTATAAGTTCCACTACACACTTGAGGTCTTTTCATACTACCTTCATAGTTTTTCAGAGAAAAGGAAATTACTTTCTCTTTATTATCAGTAGTAACAACAATAATAAAATCTCCCTTCATATTTAAATCACGATATTCTTTCTCAACATCAAAGACATTAAAGGTAGAATTTGGAAAAGTATCAATCAATTCAGATACAAATGTCGGTGCCCACTTTACACAATTTTTATAATAATTAGTTTTAGATAACCCCCTAATACCTTTAAGTTTTGGGTGATTATCTAAATGATCTAATAAATCTTTTTTTATAGACTCTGATGTGTTTTCAGTAGCAACCCCATTTTTCTCAATTTCATCTTCAATAATCCAAACCATCACTTTTTCACACGCATCTGATCTTAAATGTGCAACTGTGTTTGTCATAATATTCACCATTCATAATTAACTTATACCCCAATTATCTCATACTTTCATCTAATTGTCAATCTTTATTTTATAAAAATTCATCCAGTGTTGATACGTTACTCTTATAATTCGTCAATAATAATTCTTTCCTTTCCTTTTGATCCTCCCCATATTTCTTAGTACTTACCATAGTGTATGTAAGATCCCATTCCGTCTGATTCCATGTACTAAACCATTCACGGAGAGTTGGGTTAGAATTATATGTAATCATACATTTATTGCCAGACTTTGATACCTTTTCATAGAATTCTCTGTGATCAAATCCTTTGTGCATATCTCCATCCTTTCCATATAAAGCATCCTTGATATCATATGGTGGATCTAGAAATAGAAATACATTTGGATCATCATCAATCAATTCAGAATAATCTAGGTTCGTGATTTTCCAGTTCTTGATAATCTTTCCATAAGTCATCAGAGATTCTATTACCCTAAAGTTGAAACAATCTCTCATTGCCCATGTGGACATAGTACCCCTTTCAGTTAAACCAGAGAAAGACATTCTATTCATTGCATACCACCTCCACCCAACCTCAAATGGGTCTGTCTGATCTCCTATCTCTGCTCTGATTTCCTGGAAAAATCCACGACTCTTATCCACATCATCGCCTACTGATTCCTTCTTTTTCTTTAAAATATTGACTAATTGTTCGGTATCGCTCTGCAATGTAATCCAGAAATAATATAGATTCTGGTACTTATCATTTATATGAATGGGAATATTTGGGAATAAACGTGCAAATGCCAAGGCAGGAGAACCCCCACCACCGAAAGCATCTCGATACTGGGTAATTTCCTGTATGTTAGATGGAAGTTTGGTATCATGAAACAGATACTTCATTGCCTTTGATTTACCACCTGGATACCTGAGTGGTGTTTTATAGTTGTTTAATGATCTCACTATTTCAACACCGTCACATTTCCCTCAATAACCTTTACTGTGTTTTCTTGTCTCCACGTATATCTGTCATCAAATTTATGTCCACATTTTTTATAATCATCCCACTTCATACATAAAATATCCTCTGTCAATTTCCCACCACCTTCACCTTCAATTATCGGTTGTATCATCATTCCCATATTTCACCCGTCATACTTCGATACTATTCTTCGTAACCAAAGGAAGAATAATATCCTTATTATCAAAAATATGAATCTTCTCCAATAATCTAGAAGTCCATACTACCAAAATTATTAATGATAAAAATAAAGATATAATAATAACTAATTTATAATCAGCCCAACCAATATCAGAATCAATATAGTGTATTCGATTATTTTTCGTCCGTGTAATCATAAATACTCCTTTTTTATAAAGTTGTATTACTATTTATACTATAATAACACATTGTCACGGAATTGTCAAGCCTTTATTTAAGTTTTACACCCTTTGATGGGTGTATATCCTCTGTCTCTTTTACATGAGTTAATGATTCAATCGTAACTTCTCCTGGATATGGCCAAGTTTGTCTTGGTGGCAATTTCCCCACCTGACTCCCATTATCATACCACCGTTTACCATATGCCATTTGATTAACAGGATCTACCGTATCAAGAAAAGTAACTACTGTGGGGAAATACCCACTTTCAGTTAACTGTAAATGATATTCCCAAGTAACCGTACCATATGCAACTATTATAACTTTATCACCAACATCACATAACTTTGCTGCGGCACCATTCACTGAAATAGTAAAAGATCTTTCGTCGGGGATTGCATATGTTGTAAATCTCTCACCATTATTAATATTATATATTTCTATCTGTTGATAAGGTAATATATTAGCCTTCTCTAATATATCATTAGAAATTCCACAAGAACCCTCATAATCAATATCACATTCAGTAACTGTTGCAGCGTGTATTTTTGATTTTAATATCTGTATTTCCATGTCACTCCCCTATAGGTATAAGTTCTGCTGTAAAATGTCTCAAATATGGTGGTTCTTTAATTATTCTCAATCCAACCAATTTGTCTTTATTATTGTTTATATTATCTAAAATTTCTACAACATAATCAATATGACTTTGGGTATATACCCTACGTGGTATTGTCAAACGTAATAACTCCATATCAGCACACTTATCTTTACCACCAAACATAAGACTTCCAATCTCTACACCACGAATACCACCTTCCAAATATAAAGCACAAGCCAATACTTGTGCTGGAAATTGACTTACCGGTATATGAGATAACATAGATTTAGCATCAATATATACTGCGTGTCCTCCAATTGGTTTAACAACAGGAATACCTAAATCTGACAGAGCATCACCTAAATATTTAACAGATTGAATCCTATATTGTAAATAATCTTCTTGTACAACTTCCTTTAACCCCTGAGATATAGCTGCCAAATCTCTACCAGATAAACCACCATAAGTAGGATATCCTTCAGTTAAAATACCAAGATTTCTAACAGGAGTAGATAATTCATCATTATTAAATGCCAAAAACCCACCCATATTTACCATTCCATCTTTCTTAGCACTCATAGTACAACCATCAACATAAGAAAACATTTCTTGGGAAATCTCCTTTACAGTTTTATCAGAGTATCCATCCTCACGCATTTTTATAAAATATGCATTTTCAGCAAATCTACACGCATCAAGAAAAAACGGTACATTATAATGTGTACAAAGTTTCTTAATACCCCTAATGTTTTCCATTGAAACTGGTTGTCCACCACCAGAATTATTAGTAACAGTAACCATACATAATGGTATATCTCTAGAATTAGCCTCTAATAAATCCTCTAATTTGTTTAAATCCATATTACCTTTAAATGGATGAAGATTAGACGGGTCTTTACCTTCTGATATCACTAAATCTAATGCTAATGTGTCATTATATTCTATATTAGCACGTGTCGTATCAAAATGTGTGTTATTTGGTATTATTTTACCACTTTCACATAAAACTGAAAATAATATTCTTTCTGCTGCCCTACCTTGATGTGTTGGAAATATATATTTAAATCCAGTTAAATCCTTTATAGTCTTTTCCATATCATAATATGAAGAACACCCAGCATAAGATTCATCACCTTCAATCATTGCACCCCATTGATGGTCGGACATCGCACCAGTTCCAGAATCAGTTAATAAATCTATTAAAACATTTTCACCCTTTATTAAAAATAAATTATAATTAGCAGATTTTAAATGTAATTCCCTTTCCTCTCTAGATATCATTTTAATAGATTCAACCATTTTAATTTTAAATGGTTCAAATATAGTTTTCATAATGATTTACTAACAAACGATTCCATACACGTTAATACACTCTCACTAAAATTCTTATGAGCATTACTTAACCCCCTTTGACCAAATTCACGCTTTAATCTATACCACATATCTTTAGGAGTAAGTTCTGCCATAGTATGAAGTTCTTTATTAAACGTAGAAGAATAATTCTCTGTAACTGTCTTAAATTTAACTAAATCTGAATATAATCCATAATCTTTGTCACGTCTTGGATCAAACGTAACATATCCAGACATATTCTTACCAGATAAATCAACCACACACTTACTAAATGACCTCGGATCGATTGAATAATCTATAAGGTCTTGCTCATTCTCAAATAATTTATATACGGCATCTTCATACTTATCTTTGTTTTCTGAACACCCAACCAAAAATAATACCATAAATACTAACACAACTTTCTTCATATCACACTCCCATTTTTATCAATCATAAAATCATAATATAATACATATTCAAACGAATAAGCATAATCCTCATCTAATTCTCTATAGTTTATATGCTGATATACATGAACCATCTCATGCATAACCGTACTAATTATCGTACCCCTATCCATATCGCAGTCAATGTATATATCATATAATGTTCGACAATCTGGATCACATATAACATACCCACGTAATTGTCCTTCAGGTTCCCCACTTAAATCATCAACATAAAATTTAATTTCAATATCATCTGGTATATCTAACCGATCACACACCCAACCAATGACTGCCTTAAATACAGACACATAATAATCATTAACGTCATCATCATATAGTATCACAACACAAAACTTTCACCACACCCACAAGAACTTTTATCTGGAATAGTTACTTTAAACGCAGGACTAAAAGGTCCACCAGTATAATCTATTATAGCATCTTCTACATAATCCATAGTAAAACTATCTATAACAAACATATTAAAACATTCTTCTTGTTCTGCACTCACACCACCCATAGTACCAGTCGGGCAATCTCTCCAAATTATAACATCTTCTTCATTATTAACTTCATCAATAATATCCCATTTTCCAATTAACCCAGAACAACCACCAGAATTCAAGGAATATCTAATAATACCCCCTATCTCCTTAAATTGTTCTTTTGCAGAATCAGTTACATTCAACGTAAATCCACACCAATTGCTTCAGATATATTATTATAACCATCACGTTTAAGTAATTCTACAAGTCCTATATTAATTTCAGCTGAAATTTGAGGTCCGTGGAATATCATACCAGTAATTAAATGTATTAATGTCGCACCATTTCTTATCTTAAAATATGCATCTTCAGCAGTATCACACCCACCAATACCTATAACTATAAATTTATATCCATTATCTTTAACATGTTGAGCGCATACCTTAATTATATGATTAGTCATAGGTCTTAATACATGTCCACTCATACCACCCCTATCATATGGCATAACTCGTTTTTCCAATTTACCCTTATGAAAGACATGTGTAGTCCTATCATCTTCTGGCACCAACTTCCTATTAACTGTAAGATTGCATGTCAAAATACCATCAATACCATATGTATGCATAACATCTATCATCTCACAAATTTCTTCATCAGTATGATCTGGACCAATTTTACAATATACAGGATATTCATTCAATCCCATCAATTCTCTTATACTCTTAACCTTTATTAATAATTCTGATAAATTTCCCATATCAAAAAATGGATTAGATACTCCCAGATTAGGACAACTAAGATTTATAGTAGTATAATCCGCATATGGTGATAATCGTTTAAACGTTGTTAACAAATCATCAATAACATCATCCTTATCAGCCACACCGTTGGTAGCAGATGCTGATACACCACACACACCATCAACCCCTCTCCAGTTTGGAGCAACACACTCTTGCACAAATTCAGAACCAGAATTATTCAAACCATACCAAACATTAATAGATTGTGACTTAACAGCTCTCCATAATCTAACTGGTGGATTTCCCATATGCGGTTCTTTTGAGAATGACCCAAGTTCAATACCAGAAAATCCCAATTCACGGATAACTGAAGGCAACGCACCATACTTATCAAATCCAGCAGAAATCAACAATGGATTACTATAATGAACACCATTTACACTTTGAGATAACATACTATTATCATATCTATATAAATATCTCAATAACCTAATACCATAGGGTATCCTCTGTATCATCACTACGATTTCTTTAACTACATCGTGTGCCGTTTCAGGACACAATTTAAATAATATAGGTCGTAATAACCCCTTATATACAATCCGTTGTATTTTATACTTCATAATATTCCTTTATAAATTATTTCCTGGATTATGCTCTGACGGCAATTCTTCATATTTCTCTTCTGGCATATGATTTCCACCACATCCACCCTCTATATGGTGGTTAGCACCACAACCATATTCAATTAATTTTTGTGTTGATGTATTCTTAATAACGGTCTTGAGTTTTGTTTCAATAGCAAACATATCTATTTCAGTTTGTTTTACGTTATTTGTAACATCAACTCCACGTTGAATATACTCTCCAACTAAAGAATTCCAATTGATATCATATGCACCATATACACCAACTAACGTACCTACGGTTAATAATACCTTATTTCGTTTTTTCATAACTAACCTCTTTTTAAATTATCAATATGATAAACCCCATTAGTTTTCTCAAATTCAATCAACACATTATTTTCATCAAGTATTCGTTTAATAACACCACTACTTCCATTATTACTATCCCATTCCTTAAATGCCGAACACGACATACCAGCTTTAACTGCATGTGTATTAAAAAAATCAGACTCAAGTTTATCCTGAATCAATTGCAATTCTTCTTCACTTGGTTCTCTATCTTTACCAAATTTAAACATAATTATTCCTTAACATCTATTATTATATCTATAAATACCATCATCAATCACTTTCTTAGCCTCTAAATTGTCACCCCACCCATTAACTTTAGACCACTTATTCTCATCTAAATCCTTATAATGTTCAAAGAAATGATATATACTCTCCAACTGTTCAATCGGTACATCTATAATATCATACCAATCAGAATATACCTCATCATCAGGCACTGACAATATTTTAGGATCATCACCCGACTCATCCACCATATGTAAAACCCCAATAACATTACATAATACTTTACAGTTAGGTATTAACGGATATGGTGTTATTACTAACACGTCAACAGCATCATTATCTCCACCTATTGTGTTTGGCAAACAACCATAATTACAAGGGTAATGCATTGATGTATGTAAAAATCTATCAAATCTAAGCACACCCGTTTTATGATCAACTTCATATTTAATATGTGAAGTTCCCATAGACATTTCAACCAATACATCAATATTCATTTTTTTGTATATTCATTTAAGTCCTTTTCATTAATAATACCCATTTTATACAATTCATGTAATGTAACATTTACAGCAAAATGCCAACCGTGTATAAATCCTGATCTGAATGAAACCCCAGCACATATTCCTAATAAAAATATCCATATTACATCTTCCATATCTATATTTAGGAGTCATGATATATTATAAGAATGTTATGTAACCACTCAACCTCGTAGTATTCTGCAAATTCGTGTATTCCAGAAGATAAAAAATATAAAGCAAATATAGGAAATACATATGATGAAGCTTTAAATATATATTTAGTATTAAAATTATTAATACGTGTCCCAATATACACTAACATACTAATACCAATCAAAAATCCAAATAACATACCAAGAACATCAGATAATACTGATGTATATAATGAGAAATAAAATAACACAACTTCTACACCTTCTCTCAATATAGTGAAAAATGATACTAACACAAATGCCATGGAATTATTATATTGCAAATGTTCATTAATATGTTTATTTGCATTAACACACCAAACAGAAATATATAATAACATCAATCCAGTTATAACCTGCACATAACCTTCAAATAACTCTAAATCAGAATGTTCAAATATGTCAACAAATAAATAAGCAACTAAGATTGATGACAGTATACCTAACAACGAACCCAAATATACATATCTCTTATGTCCAGATTCCGTCAACTTTAATATTATTATCAAAAGTAATAATATCTCTATACCTTCTCTAACAATAATAAATAAAGAACTACTTAATGACGGTAAAAAATAATTCCCAATTTCCATGATATATTCCTAATGCGGTTCATTCCCCAATGCCAATATTATATAATGAACAGCCTTAAACAAATCATCTCTATTATAACCATTCTTCTTACCATACCTCATTAAATATTTCAATGAGTTATCAATACACGTGTTAGTCATAGTTCCCCTAGCACGATATATATCAAGTACTTGTATATTATTATGGTCATTAGTATAATGCAACGCATAAGTAGACTCAATATAATCTTTTATCTCTGATAAAACTCTAGTCTCATCAAATGATTCATATGGCAACTCCATTGTTTCACTTTCTCTCATGGCAATGCCCCATTTAATACCCATTTAGAAGTAGGATGTCGTTTCTTTGTATATGACCCATGTCCACTTTGTTTACCAAATGATTTCCCACGTGCATTCTTTTGATCACTTCTAAATGGTTTAGCTCTTTTACTCATAAAACACTCCTTTTAATATTTAACACCATTATAACATTTTTTTAACCAAATGTCAAGTCATATTTCAATTTAAACCGACATTTCTATAAATCTAATACCTATTAATAATACGTTTGCACAAATAAAAATAGCAAATAATAACCCTAAAAATTTAAATTTCTCTTTCATGATACTAACGCCTTTAATGATTCACCATTACGAAATCTTCGTATCGTCTCCGATACCAAGTCCTTTACACCTATTACATTTATCTTTGATGTTAACTCAGAAGTATGTTCTATAGAATCTGTAATATACAAAGTCCCGATATCAGACTGTTCTATTCGTTCAATAGACTTTCCAGAAAAAACACCATGAACTGCAACACAATCAACATTCACCGATCCAGACAACTTTAATGCATCTACAGCACCAACCAATGTTCCCCCACCATCAATCATATCATCTACTATAACACATTTTTTACCTTCAACATCACCAATAACATTCATAACCTCTGACATACCCGGTTCTGGGCGACGTTTATCAATAATTGCGATTGGTAAATTTAATTCCTTTGCAAAATACCTTGCACGACCAGAACCACCCACATCAGCAGCAACCACAACATCCCAATAAGAAGGAACAATTGCGGCAACAATAGAATCCCTCATAGTTTTTAAAGCTGATATATGTTCACAAACAACATTATTATTAAAAAATGCTTGTGTTTGCAAAGAATGTAAATCCATACAGATTACTGAATTTATACCAGAATTACAGAGCATATTAGCAAACACCTTACCAGATATAGGACTTCTATTAGTACGTCTATCTTGTCTAGCATATGCATAATATGGAAATATAACATTAATAACAGATGGATTTGAACGTCTAACCGCATCAATAAGTAACATCAATTCCATTATATCATTATTTCTATTAGAACCTACCCCAGATTTAAATCCAGATATAATGAAAACTTCCTCTAACCGAATGTTCTCCTTAATCTCTACATAAATCTCTGAATCAGGAAAATCTATAATTTTCACCTTTGTCAATCTCATACCAAGATTCTCAGCAACTTGTTTTGCCAACTTTGTGTTAGACCGTGTTGAAATTATTATAGATTTTTTCATAATCGTTCTTTACATAATGTTTCAATTATATTTTTCATTGCCATAGATTGTTCATCAGGGTCAATCTCTATATTCAATACATAAGATTGTAACTCATCATCTAATGCAGTTTCTAATGCATTCCTGAATTGAAAAGAATCTGATATATACATCCCAACACCACCATCCATTAAATCTGTTATTTTATCATATCTCCAATTATGAATATCATTGAACTCACCTTCCATAATTGCCTTTTCAGTAGAATATCCCCTATTGTTAAGTATAAGAATAACAGTATTCAACTCATTACGAATATGTGATGAAAATTCAGAACCCGTCATTTGAAAAGCACCATCACCGACAACAACTATTGGTCTTTTATGTGGTTTGGCATATTTAACACCAACTGCGGCTGGAACTGAAAATGACATAGATGTATAATAAGCCATACATAAAAATTGTCCTTTCCTCATAGGAACATCAATAATACCAAATAAAGATTCACCTATATCAGATATTACTATATGATCCTCTGTTATCAATTCACCTAGAGTATCAAATACATATTCTAATTTAGTAGGACTAGTCATATCATGTGACTTAAAAGTTAATCTACTAGTGTCTATAATATTATTCCATCTACTTATACAATTATCAGATTGAATATCAGAATCATCTAAATATACCAAAAATGAACGAACCAACTCATAAAAACTAGAAGTTGTAGATTTTAATGTTTTAACATGTTTATTTTCAAACATGATACCATCATCCATATTAATAGAAATATCAGAAACAAAATCAAATGATTCAATATCCGTATTAACTATACCAATAGTGACAATACAATCTGATTTTTTTATCTCATCAACAACTGACGAATCAGAAAATAAACTTGAAACACACCCAATAGAATTTCTACTAAACTCAGAAATTGTTGATTTACCCAACAACGTAGTGAATATTGGAATATTTAACTTCTTTGCAAAATTAAGAATATGATTTTCTAATGAATTACGAAATACCTCATGACCAATAATTAGAACCCTATTAGTTGCAGATTTAAATTTATTCAAATCATCATATGGTAAATTTATAGATTTACATTCTTTAGAAAATGGAGTATCCTTAACAATAACATTATTAGAATCCTTCACATATGTTGGAAAGATTTTTGATGGTACATCATCCCCATATACTGTTTGAAATTTCTTCAAGTATTCATCAACTGAACGTACTATATCTTTATTTGAAAATTCAATATAAACTGGTCTAGAATGTTTTCGCATTTTATTCAATGCCAAATGAATCATAGACATATTAAAAAACATATCTTCAGAATCTAACGAATAAGTATTAGTGGTTATATTCTTAAATATATCCCTTTGTGTATTTGCATTATTGATTGTATGGTGTCTATTTGGATTTACCAATAAATCATCAGATGATGGTTTGCCAACAAGAATAACTACTGGTGATCTTTCCGCATATGCACCCGCAACTGAATTCATAATATTCATAGCACCAACAGAATAAGTAACACATACAACACCACACCCACGTAATCTACCATATGCATCAGCGGCATATCCAGCTGAATCTTCCCTACTTACTCCTACGTATTCTATATCAGAATGTTCTTCAATTTCACGCATAAAATTTAACGTGTAATCACCCGGTATACCAAATATATGACCTGCACCATATAACTTTAACTGTTCTATTAAAAAATGTCCTAAATTCATACAACCACCTTTCTTTTAAAAGTATTACATAATATCTAACATCTCTATAGTTCTTCTGGATTACCCCTTGTCGATTCTAAATGTTCAGCCCACACACAACACTCATGATACCCAACCGATGAATGATCATTAAATGAATCAATTTCAAATTGCAATAATCCACCAAACATACCCCATATATATTGTCCAATCAAATACATTCTAGAATATCCAGAAACAACCCTACCATTACAATCAAAATATTTTAATAATCCAATATGTCTGAATCCAACAAGTTCTAATGGGTGTCGTGTAACTATATCACAATTATTTTTAAATCTATAAAATGTTGGAGTAAACGAATCAGCAAACTCAGAATCACCCACTCTAGGCGACCCAAATGTATATCCTATAGAATCTTTCCCACCAAACCGTGATGAAGCTAAAGTACATAAAGCAGCTCCCAAACTATGACCTGTAAAATATACATTCCTGTGTTTATCTCCGGCCATTGAATAATCTACATAATGTTGAAGCAAATCATCATATATCAAGTCTAATGCACCTTTAAATCCCCTATGAACACTACCAATACTGTCTGATTCAACCTTTCTAAATTTTATATCTGCCTCAATATCTGACAATTGTGTTGGTTCCGTCCCACGAAATACATATATAATATCTTCATCATCCCATAATCCATAACATTGAGTAGACCCATTATTAAAAAACTTAATATCATATTTCTCTGAATATATTTCTGAGAAATCTACAACATCCAAATAAGCATTCATAGACAATCCAGAAAAAAACATTGCATTTTTATAACTAAATTCCCTATTTAACATATCAATCTCCAGAGCAATTAACAGAAATAGAATTTGGTGATACTGCCTTAGCTACTTGTTTCCTAAGTGCAACCCTCCCCCCTTCAGGGATTGAACAATAACGTTCTACTGTATGGGATGCTGCCAATTTTACAGTATCCATCTTAGAACAACCTTGTATAAGTATAATACTTAATATCACTAAACACCACTTAAATAATTTCTTCATTTCCCACTCCTTAATAAGTTTTCAAATCGTTTTTCTTGTTTCACCTTTGACTCCTTCTCAACATTTAATGCCGACATTTCACGGACAATAACCCTATACCGTAAAGCACATATAAGAATATCCTTATCAATATTTTCAATTGATCGATCAAATTTATTACAATTCATTATATATCTCTTCTTGTTAGAATAATTCCGCCAAAATTGACGGAATATTCATAATAAATATATTATTTAAAATTATATCGGTACTCTACCGCTACATTTTCTGCATGTTGATCAGTACCCTCAAATAAATCCCATGGTCCAGACATATTGAATCGATTATACATTAAACCAACTTCATGAACCTTTCCAGTTCCAATATAAGCATTAGTAAAAAGTCGTAACGCGTTAGTATCTTGTGAACCAGACCAAAAATTACTCATTCCATCTGCATCTTGTGTCCAACGAAATCCAGCATCTTTCATCTGAATTGAAAATGCATCCTCGGCCATAGATGTTGTTGTAAACGCAAATAATACTGTAAATAACATTAATATTTTTTTCATATTTTTTCCTCTTTGTTGTAAAAATGAAACATAATGTGGATATTTTCCAACACCCACATTATATATATAAGAGGATTTCTGTTGCCAAGTATCCCCAAACTCCGCATACTTATATACTAAGCTGCAACCGCAAAATTATCATCTGCATTTATTTTTTTGATTTTTACATCTTTCTTGATGAATAGTCCATATACAATATAATACATTGTCGAATCTGTTCTCCCCCACAAAAATTGTCTAGTCACAACCCAAAAGTCCTGCAGAACTTCATGAACGCCACTTGCGGCTAAGGATACCCGGGAGTTTGTTGTCCCGTGTTCACATACGTCCATATATACATTGTAGAACCCATCATCGCTGGTTTGGTGCTAAGTTAAATGAACCCGTTGGCTCTGGGGGAATTCCCCCTCACCATCTCTCGTACGCTCCATCTATTCTACTAAGTATACCGTGTGTCACACATTCCGTATACATTGAATAATATACATCTACACTAAACAATTTATGTGGAAGAGGTGGGAATCGCACCCACGTCCAACATACATAAAATATACTTCAAACTATTATGCTTTTAACTTTAAATCTTCCTCCGTTACAATATCTTCATACCCATCATACTCACGAACATAAAACTTTAACCCCTCTGTAACATATGACAATTTCATATTATCAAACTCATATAAATTATGAGTTGGTTCTGACATCGCCATCACCTGTTTATGAAATGATTTCTCATCCCCATGCAAAAATTCATAAATTAATTCAGCATCCATTCTAAGTGATTGGGGTTTAATGGCAAATCCACTACCCCAACCAGCATGTATAAGAACCCCTACTTTACCATCTGCACTATAATATTTACCCACCTACGTTCTCCACTAATTGCGAACCTTGTGAATGATATTGTTTAGTAATTTCTTTGTTTACTTCATCTGAATAATGTAATGGTCCACCCCTAAATGGAGCAAATCCAGTACCAAAAATAATACCAGAATCTATAAGGTCAGAAGATTCTACAATACCCTCATCTAAACATAATTTACACTCTGAAATAATTTTCCCTATTAACCTTGACTTTATCTCTATTTTAGGATCTGCATAAATCTTATCTACGGGTTTACCTTTATTATATATATAAAACCCCCTACCAGATTTAATACCCAATTTACCTTTGTCTACTAACTTCTTTAATCTCTTTGGAACAGTAATTCCAAGATCCTCACTTATTATATCCGTAACAAAATAACAAACATCAAGTCCTACAGTATCTGCCAATAATAAAGGTCCCATTGGCATACCAAAATCAGTAAAAGAATTGTCAATTTCTTCTTTACTATATCCTTCATCTAACATATTAATAGCCTCAATAAGTGTAGGCATTAACACACGATTAACTAAAAATCCTGGACTTGATTTAACTTTTAATGGTAACTTATCAATATGTCTACAAAATGACATAGACTTCTCTATAACATCCTCTGAAGTAATATCTGAATATACCACTTCAACCAAAGGCATTTTTGCAACTGGATTAAAAAAGTGTATACCAACTAATCTCTCAGGATTTTTCATTTCACTTGATAATACTTCCAACTTGATAGAAGATGTATTAGTGCCCAATATAGCGGTACTTTTCATTTCAGATTCTAATTCACTATATAAGTGACGTTTAATATCCGCATTTTCAACAATAGCCTCAATGACTATATCTGCGGAAGATATACCATATCCATTTTTATCAGGAATCAACCTATCATACACTTCATTGATTAAATAATCCTTCCCAGAAAATCTTTTTGCATAAAATTTATACGATCTTTTCATTGCGGCAGCTATGGTGTTATCATCAATATCCTGTAAAGTCACCTTATATCCCCTTAGAGACGCCCACATTGCAATATCTCCACCCATTGCACCAGCACCTATAACGTGGACATGTTTAAGATCTAACTTAGATTTATCACCAGAAGATTTAAGTAAATCCTGTAACTTAAACACTCGTAATAAATTCTTCGCAGTATCTGTCATTGCTAACTTAGAAACTGACTCCGCCTCTGCATTCATAAGATGATGCTCATTATATCCATATTTTTCCCATATATCAACTAAAGCATATGGTGCTGGATAGTGTGATTTTTTTACCTCTTTCCTTAAAGTTCTACGCAATTGCATTGATAATAACCTTCTACCAATACCAGAATTCAATACATAATCTAATTTATCTGGTCTTCTAACTGGTGGACACTTTGCAAGTACATCTTCCGCAGATTTAACTAATAAACGTTCAGGAACCGCATAATCAACTAATCCCATCTTTTTTGCTTGATATACTGATAAAGTACGTCCACTTAACATCATACCCATAGCCTTAATAACACCAAGAACTCTAATAGACCTAACAGAACCACCAAATCCAGGATGTATACCCAACTTAACTTCAGGAAATCCGACTCGGATATTAGGTGAATCTAATATAATTCTATAATCACATGATAATGCAAGTTCCAATCCACCACCAAGACACAATCCATTAATTAATGCTAATGTAGGAAATTCCATGTCATCAATTAACCACATCACTTCTTGTCCTTTAGTAATGGCTTCATAAGCATCATCATACTCATGAAAATCCTTAAATTCTGTAACATCAGCACCAGCAATAAACCCAGTTGATTTATCAGAACAAATAACCATACCATCAGGATTATCAGATTTAACCTCTAATAATACATCTTTTAATTCCGTTAATACTTCACCAGATAATACATTCATACTACCATAAGAATAATCAAAATGTACCCATGCTATATTGCTAAAATATTTTAATTTGAAATGTTTATAATTCATAAGTTATCTCTTTAAATTTTCAACTAATATTGCACCACCTTGCCCATGCCCAATACATAAAGATGCAACCCCATAATGACCACCATTTGATTCTAACGTCTTAATTAAATGATATACTATCCGTGTTCCAGAAGCACCTACAGGATGACCCATACTAATAGAACCACCATGAACATTTAGTTTTTCATCAGGTATTAACCCAAATGGTTCATCCAATCCAAACTCAGATAAACAATAATCCACATCATTCATTGCCCTTGTACAACCAATAACTTGTGATGCAAAAGCTTCATTTAATTCCCAACTATCAATATCATCACATCGTAACCCATTTCTCATAACAAGAGGAACTATTGACTGAACTGGACCCAATCCCATCTCTGATGGATCTACTCCAGCCCACTTAGTATCAATAATTTTTGCAATAGCTTTATCACGTAACCCATACTTATCCAAGGCATCCTCACTTGCCAACAAAACAAATGAAGCACCATCCGTAATAGGTGAAGAATTACCCGCAGTCACATTACCAAATATTTTATCAAAAACTGGTCTTAATTTCCCTAATTTTTCAATAGTGTTCTTAGATCTAACAGATTCGTCTTTATTATAAAAATTCCCATCAGTATCATATATAGTAACAATCTCATCCTCTAATACATTAGTATTTTGTGATATCGACGCTTTCATATGACTGTTTAATGAATAATCATCCATATCATTTCTAGATATATTAAACTTATATGCCAAATTCTCAGCAGTCTGACCCATTGATAAATTAATAGTTGGATCTTTTAATGCACGTAATAAACTAATCACTGGGACTAATAACTTAGGTCTAAACTTAAGTAACACAGACAACTTCTTAGATAATGTCTTAGCTAATGTAAATTCAGACAACCACATAGTCATATCATCATTAAATAATAATGGTGCCCTACTCATAGTTTCCGTACCACCAGCAATAATCAAATCGGACTGTCCACAAGATATACTCCTATATGCCGAATCAATTGACTGCAAACCAGAAGCACAATTTCGTTGTACCGTATATGCCGGTATATTAACATTAAGACCTAATCGTAATGCTAACAATTTTGCAATATTACACTCATCAGCGTTAGGATTCATACAACCAACAACCAATTCATCCACATCATCATTACTAATATCATTACGAATTAACATAGGTCTAACCGCCTGAATCGCCAAATCCAATGCCTTAAACTTTCCAGGACTTCCCTTCGCCTTTAAAAAAGGTGTCCTACTACCATCTACAATATATACATCATTTAACTTGTATTTCATAACTACTATCTCCCTTCTTAAGGGTCATCCTTTAAATTCATAAATTTCTTACGTTCCAATAATAACATATAACACCTACCACAATGCCACGTGCTATCGTCTTTTAATAATTCTTCAATCAATGTCAAATTCATCTCACTATAACTAATATCATTACATAAACATATTATATTCCTATGTCTATTCATATTTTGATATATCCTATATCGGTATGTTATCCTTAACTAAAATAAGTCCTGTTGCAATAATTATCCATATCGGTATTAATACAAATAAAATACCTAACAATATTTTATTTGTAATATCTTCAGCTTTCACCGACATAGACATAACGTTACATAAAATCACAAATGAAAGTACACATAACCAAACTATTTCAAACCACCCCATATTAAACTCCTATTCAAACCTTGACAAAGACCGCAATATCTTTTCATATTTAGAATTAATACTAACAGGTATTTTTAAATTAACTTCGCATAATATGTCACCAGACTTATTACCACGTTTAACCCCCATACCCTTTAATCTCAACATTTTACCAACATTAGTTTTAGGTGATACTGTAAGTTTAACAACTTTACCATCTAACATAACCATATTAACTTTACCACCAAGACATAACGTACTATACCCAACATCCAACTTACAAATTAAATTTAAATTATCACGAACAAATGTATCATGTTGTAATACACTCACCGTTATATATAAATCACCAGTAACACCATTATTTTTATTAGTAAATCCCTCACCAGAATATTTTAAACGTTCACCATTAAATATACCACTTACTATATTTATTTTAAAATTTTCTACTTTCTTAGTATATCCCTCACCACGACAGGTTACACATGGATTACGTATAATTTTACCAGAGCCATTACAATAATTACACTTAGACCTAACATGTTGTCCAAACATATTAGATTGTATTGTCTCACCAGAACCATTACACGATCTACATATTGCAGAATCAGAAGAAGAACGCACACCCTTACCATCACACGGTACACACTTATATTCCCTCGGTATTTTAATTTCAATAACATCACCAAAAACAGCCTGTTTTAATGTAATATTAACATTATATTCGACATCCTTACCTTTCGGTTGTTGCCGTTGTTGCCGTTGTTGCCGTTGTCCACCAAAAATATCACCAAAAATATCACTAAAGGGGTCGTGCATCCTATTACTTTCATCAGTATGCCCAAAACGATCATATTTACGTCTTGAATTATCATCTGATAATACTTCATACGCTTCTTTTATCTCTTTAAATTTATTCTCAGATTTAACATCACCCTGATTCTTATCAGGGTGATACTTCATCGCTAACTTTCTATAACTTTTCTTAATCTCACTAGGAGTAGACTCTTTCCCTACCCCTAATACATCATAATAATCACGTTTAGACATTAAATCACCGCATTATTTGGTTTCGGGTTTACCCTCTGGAACAGGATCCACTGGTTCTTCAACCACCTCTGCATTGACAACTTCGGCATCTACAGTCTCGGATGTTGTAGTGGAATCATCTCCAACATCTTCCCCTGTTGGTTCTGGTTTTTGTAATTTTGCAGACAACTCTACTAATGATTGTACTTTAGTATTAATATCATCTAAATCTTCACCAGACATAGACTCTTTTAATTCTGCAACACTATTTACAATATCAGTTCTTTCTTCATCAGTAATTACAATTTCCTCATCTGATAATTTACCCTCAACATCATTAATAAATCCTTCAGCCATATTTCTAGCACCAACTAATGCAGTATACTTCTCATCTGCCTCTTTATGTTCTTCACCCTCTTTAATCATACGTTCTACATCCTCATCAGATAATCCAGATGAAGATTTAATTTCAATGGACTGTTCCTTACCAGTATTTTTATCTTTGGCAGAAACATGCATAATACCATTAGCATCAATATTGAATTCAACTTCAATTTGTGGTGTTCCGCGTGGTCCTGGTTGAATTTCTGTCAAATCAAACCTACCTAAAGAATTGTTACCAGAAGCAACTGAACGTTCACCTTGCAGAACATGAATAGTAACTGCCGGTTGATTATCTTCGGCAGTTGAAAATACTTCACTTTTTTTCGTTGGAATAGTAGTATTCTTTTCAATTAATGTGGTCATTACACCACCCATAGTTTCAATACCTAATGATAATGGAGTTACATCAAGCAATAATACATTATCAATACCACCAGATAACACACCACCCTGTGTAGCAGCACCAAGAGCAACTGACTCATCAGGATTTACATCCTTTCTCGGTTCAATACCAAAAATAGATTTTACCATTTCTTGAACTTTAGGCATTCTAGTTTGTCCACCAACTAAAATAACATCATCAACCTTAGTAACATCTGCATCCTTTAAAGCAGTAACACATGGGGTTTTTGTACGTTCAATTAATTCAGATACCATCTTCTCCAATTTAGAACGTGAAATCTTAACATTTAAATGTTTAGGACCAGTTGCATCCGCAGTAATATATGGTAAATTTACTTCAGTTTCTTGAGTCGATGACAACTCAATTTTACACTTCTCTGCCGATTCTTTTAATCGTTGTAATGCAATAGGGTCATTATGAAGATCCACCCCGTTTTCTTTTTTAAATTCATCACAAAGATAATCAATAAGTCGTAAATCAAAATCCTCACCACCTAAAAATGTATCACCATTAGTAGACAATACTTCAAAGGAATATTCTCCATCCACATTAGACATCTCAATAATAGAAACATCAAAAGTACCACCACCAAGATCATAAACAGCAACTACCTTATCATCTTTAACATCACCTTTATCTAAACCATAAGATAAAGCTGCAGCTGTAGGTTCATTGATAATTCGCATAACATCTAGTCCAGCAATCTTACCAGCATCCTTTGTTGCTTGTCTTTGTGAATCATTAAAATAAGCAGGAACAGTAATAACTGCCTGTGTCACTTCAGAACCCAAATATGACTCCGCATCTTTTTTTAATTTCATTAAAATTTTTGATGAAATTTCTGGGGGAGATAATAACTCACCACCAGATTTTACCCACGCATCACCATTATCCGCCTCTACAATGTCATAAGGCACCATGGATATGTCCTTTTGAACTGCATCATCTTTAAACTTTCTGCCAATTAATCTCTTAACCGCAAACAATGTATCTTTTGGATTAGTCACCGATTGTCTCTTAGCTGACTGTCCTACTAATATTTCCGAATCCGAATGTGAAACTATAGATGGTGTCGTCCTAGAACCTTCACCATTTTCAATTACTACTGCCTTACCATTCTCTAACACAGCTGCGCATGAATTAGTAGTACCCAAATCAATACCAATAATATTACCCATTTTACTTCTCCTTTCTCAATTTTAAATTAAACCACTCTTCTTTCTTGCATTATCAATAATCTCTGTATTCTTTACAGTTTTCGCATCCCTACCACCCATTTTTTCTGCAAATGGAGTATAAGGATTTTGATCTGCAACTTTACGCAATACATCATTAAATCCATCGGACGGTTTCATACCACCCATCCTACCAGATATTATTTTAGGTGCCCCTATTATTTGTGTTATATGTGAATTTTCTGACAAAAATACATCCTTTTCAGATATACTAATAAACCTATCAAATACTTCTTCAGTATCATTATTTTTAAATGTATACGTTGGCATTTATTTATTCCTCTCCACTATCCTGAGATCCAATTCATTAGTTACATTATTAAACACATTATAATATTCATCTTCAAAAACATCCATATAATAACCGGGTATATGAATATTACTATCTATCTTCTTGTCTAAAATTTTTGCAATATAAAACTTATCAATAAGTTTCCAGTATGTCATATATATATAATACCCACCAACTACATGTATATCAACATGTGAATGAGAATGTAACCACGACACAGCATCCGATATATTAACTTTAAACGAATTCTTATCATAATTTATTTCATTATTTGTTATAACATATTTAATTAACTCTGATGGTAATATATCAAATAATTCCTTATATGCATTATGACCCATTACCAATATAGCATTTCTCGATATACTACGATTAAACCATCTGCGAGTTGTATTATTATAGAATATAAGACTATTACCATTGTCATCAATACCATAATCATTACTTAATATCAAACTAGACGTAATCACCTAAAACAAACCTCAATCTAATAAATTAGGAAATACCTCGTCTACTAATTTTCTAGTCAACCATTTTACTTTCATTTTTTTATTCAATATATTAAAAACAACATCAGATTCACCACGATGTAAACTCTCCATAAATTGAATAAATCTACGTTCACTTCTACCAGTAATAACATAAGATTCCTCTAAAAAGACTTCCAATTCAGGCAAAGTTTTATTTAAATTAGTATAACTGTATCCTTCTGGTGAATCATCAGGTATATAATTAGGCATTTTGTCAAATGCAAAATGAAAATCATCAAACATCAACTTTAATATTCGTAATAATAATGTACTATTATTCATTAATAGTACATTCTTCCTTTCTTGTGTATTTTTAGCATTATCAAATTCAAAAAACACTTCGTGTATAAGTTTCATTTATATCCTCTTTTAAATTATTCATTTCTGAATATAACATAATCATTTTATTTTTAGTAAAATATTCCATCATGGTGTTATTATTTCCACCAGGCATTTTAACAAAATCATTCAATATAGATTCTGATATAACCTCTGGTATAAAATTAAAATCAATTAATTTCTCATTTCGTTTATATGCATCCACTAAATCATCATCCAAAAGTTCATAAGGATTCTTACTCAAATCTAACCATTCGATAAGTTTATTCTTTCTCAATGGGGTTTGTCTATAATCACTCAAAAACACATCATCTGGTGATAATACATTAGGAATACCATCTGATCTATCACCACGTAATATATGTTCTCTTAAATATTTTTTAGGATCTGTAGTTTTAATAAATTTACCAGTATTATAACTATACTGAGAAACCCCTTTATATATTTGTAGTTGTTTAAAATCTTTATCTGATGATAATATTAATATATTTTCTCTATCATGATATTCCTTTGTCAAAATAGCAATAATATCATCAGCCTCAACGGTATCTAACTCTAACAATCTATAAGGAAACCAATCAACCAAATCTTTTTTCACCGTTCTAATCGTATCAAATATAACTTTCCAATCTATATTAGAATTCTCTCTATCCTTTTTACGAGAATGTTTATAATAAGGAAATACTTCCTTTCTCCAAAAATTCTTACTGTCACAGCATATAACAACATTACCATATTTATCAGAATAACGTTTCTTTATCGATAATATATAAGTAATAAATGAATTCATCACCGACATATCTCTAATAGACTCATCAGTATTCTTCTTTTCTTCATTAATAGATAATGAAATTATAATCTGATTAAAATCCAACAATATCATAAAATTCCTTCAATCATTATTAAAATCCAAATTATTATAATCACACACCTCAACTACTGACCCACACATAGAACAATACTTAATTTCTAATACATCATCAGTAACAGTCTGTATCACATACTCCACATTACAATTAGTACATACCACTTCCGTTTCCATTCAACACATCCATTTGTATCATATATTAATATTCATCATCTTGTTGATGATGACCCCTTCGATTATTCTTTGGAACATATTCTTTAGAATATCTTTTATCTATCTGTTCCCATACTCTTTTACCATACATAGAAATAAAACTTTCTTTATCCATTTCTAACCAATCATTCTCAGACTCAAAATCGATATCATGTAAATTCATTTTAGACATAATACTACACCTACTCTCCTAACTCATTTTTTTAACAATTCTTCTATATGATCAACTACAGAAGTACTCCTTGCGGCCAACCATACATTAATATACTTATATCCATATTTTTTACCAAATTCAATCATACTCATACTTTCAACATCATCACTCATACTCATACTCCAATAACCCTATTAGCCTCTTCTATCATATCATCCGCCTCTTTTGAATATGTATAAAATTCATATTCATGTCTATCCCAATCTTCAATACAGTATTTATTGACAAAATCTTCTTTTGTCATATCATACCACTCTTCCGACTGTCCTGCATAATTATATAAATACTTAAATTCGGTAACATTCTCTGGTCGAAATGATCGCCAACCTTGTGACTTTACATCCCACACAGAGATAACTAATTCAGATACATTACCATTACCCTTTGGTAAAAACGATTCAGGAACAAAAATCATATCTAATGTACATGACATAACACGTAAATCACCATTAACTTTATTAAAAGTTACTTCACACACACCCTCTTTTAAAGAGTTAACCATTCCACTCTTACTTCTAATATCATTCATAATCAATCACCCTCATATAACGACACACCAGCAATCATTGATAAAAACCCAACAAACGAATATGAAATCATAGAACCAATATCATACGTCACAGAATCAACAACACCTAGAATAACAAAAAAACCCAAAACACTCAATAAAACACATAAAAAATTATACATATATCCTCATGTTAAACTAATTAAAAAACAAAACCAAACTATATTAATACATATCAACTCTATTAATATATCTACTATAAAATCACTTATTCTTTTTAGCAATATAATCATGACTATAGTCTATCTCACTATGCATATCCCTCTCATGATCGTGAACACTCGCATAATCACCATTTATAATCGGTATAACAAATAATATCCATAAAAAACCAACTACTATACACCATATAGTAAGTATAATTTTCTGTATAGTTAACTTATCCATGATAGATTACCCCACTAATATACTCTTTTGTACTTCCTCTATCTCAACATCAGTAAATACCTTATTACCAACTAAAGCTGGAAACACTAATAACATTATAACTAAACCAAACATCAATCCCAATAAAACCAATCTTCTTATTAAAATACTCATTTTAATACCCCATTAAATTTAAAAAAACCATCTATAAACCGCAAAAGAATCAATTATAAAATAAACAACGTTCATCCACATTAGAGAATATTCATGTATCCTATATGCATAAATACACCAAAGAACAGACGAAATACCAAACAATATAAAAGAATATGGACTAATAGTTATATTCAATGCCAACAATATTGCAGCAACAATACCAAAAATAGTTCCCCAATCATCAATATTAAGTTTCATAACACATTATACCATAACAACAACTAATTGTCAAGTCTTTCTTTGTAATAATTCAAAAACAATATTCACTAATTTTTCATGTGAATTGCGTCTATCCAACTCTACATTTAAAAACTCTCTAGCATAACACTCTAATTGTAATTTACTCATCAATAACAAATCATCACGAACTAATGAATTTGGATAATTATCCAAATCATTTAAATCTAATTCAACATTAGATCGTTCTTCAATATTATCTACTGGTTTAGGTATAACACCTGCCGGTTCTTGTATTGAAGATACAAACATATCTTTAATCCATTCAAATATCATATTAACACCTCATAAACTATTATTATATCTATATATAATATCCTTAAGATTTGTTGTCCAATTGTCACGATGTTCTTTAAATACTTGTGGTGTATTATCATCAACCGCAATAATAATTACCAATTGTACTATTGGTATATTAGTACGTTCTTCCCACATTATTGCATAAGCAGCACATTGCATAAAATATGAAGATATCCATTCTTTCTTTTTCAGTTTCTTCGATGTTTTAAAATCTATAATACTTAACTTTCCATCAAATTCAGCAACACAATCTACTCTACCAGCCAACTTTAAATGATTAGAATATAACGCACATTCTTGTTCATATATACTACCAATACGGTCAAGCGTCGGTTTCACCGATGATAAGGATGATATTATATTAGGAAAATATCCTTTCGTATAATTAACATCATTATCAAGATACTTCTCTATTATTTCATGTACTTGTGTTCCACGATAAGACGCAGCATAAGAAATCTTATTAGCCTCTTCAATACCAACACGTCTTTTCCATTTATCAATAAATTCCTTTGATAATATAGATAGGACAGTTGTAACAGACGGATATTCAATACCATCTGGTGTCACATATTTCCTAGAACCATCAGATGACGTGACCGATTCCAAATCATCATAATCCTTAAAATTAATCGGGCAATGTTCAAACACTAATTAACTCCAGTTGAACCAAATCCACCAGATCCCCTACTAGAAGAACCATCACCAGTACTTGGTAATTCATGCAAATCACTACATACAACTATATCAGGACTTTCATGTGGTATAAACATAATCTGAGCAATCCTATCTCCATCATTTACTCTAAATTTCTCTGAACCATGATTCTGCAATACAACACCAACAACACCACGATAATCAGAATCTATCACACCAGCTAATACATCAATCCCATGTCTTAATGCCAACCCCGACCTTGGTTTAATTATACCTACAAATCCTTGACGTATACCAAACACCACACCAGTAGATATCAATAAACGTTCTCCTGGATATACATATGACGTTCTATGTTTTATACCAGTAGGATTATATTCATATGTAATTGTTTCATCTACAGATGCATATAAGTCGTACCCAGCAGAATAATTAGTACCTCTAGTTGGTTTTTTAGCGGTCTCATTCATTAATATAACTTTCACACCTAATAGAGAATTTTCATCATATATCATTCCCCACCCCCTATTTGATATTCATATCTCAGAACATTCCAATTCAACTTATCATACGGTAACATACCTTCATCTGTTGGTTTCGGTAAATTAACCCAAACCATATTAGTACCCCTATATCTAACTCTAATACGTTTATTAGATTTCCATTCATAATTCAAATGTAACGGATTTAACACATTTTTACTCATAATCTCTTACCACCTTAGTCATAGTTAATGCTTCCCACGAAATAGGGTACAACGCCCCTAATATCCTATTCCACTCATCAGCAAGTTCACGTATCTCCAATTGAGCAGTAGAACTTTTTCTTAAATTATATGCCCGGGCCCAAGCATATAATGACCCTGTTACGAAATATTCAGTCATCATTGACTGTGGTAGAACCATTCTAGCTTGTTCTGGACACACCCCCGACGAAATCATCTCCGTATATAATCTATTTGATTTAATGATATGAGTCATATACTCTTCTTCTAATAAGGTAGAAGTTAATCCATTCATGAATGGTTCTTTGAAATGAGTTACAAAATCAGTAGTAGAAGAACCCTGTTTAACTTTTTCTGGACGAGTTCTCCAACCATTAGTCTCTGGTACATGAAAATCAGGAACATCTGATACATATCGTCTAGACACCTCATTATAACTAAATCCAACAACATGCTTAAATCGTTGTCTAGCAACAAAAATAGGCACCTTCTCACGTAACGTAACCATTTCATGTGTAAATGGTGTAAAATGATTATGTTTGGCCAAATACCTAATCAACTTCTTATCACCATCTTTAAGATTTGGAATAAATGCGTGTAATGTACACTCTCCATCCTCATCCACATGTTCTACAATTTCATCAATACCAACACCTTCAGAAAACTTATCAAATGAAACACGAGCAGAATTAACTACCGTAATATCATCACCCATATGATTAACATATTCCACTTTCATATATACCCCTTCATAACCTATTTAAATGTGACTTCCGAACCTTAACCATTATCCATGAATTATAATATTCATCACTCTCTAATACCTTGTAATCAAATTGATACTTAGCCTCAAAATACGCACATTCAGACTTAGTTTTACACAACCTTAAAATCTTTCTATCAAATTGTTCAACACCAATTTTATTTAAATCTTCTAATAATAATTCAGAAGAACCATAATAATCTCGCCAATCAGATTCTACCTTCTTCTTCTTTCTCTTTTTATTCTTTTGATATGACTTAATAGACCAAAAGAATTTCTTACCTATATACTTCTTACCATTATCTTTATTAGTTATTTCATATACAAACCCATATAAAAGTTTTGGATCTAAATTCTTGGGTACATATACCTTATTCCTATACATCCATGTCATACACACATCCTTATATTACAAAATAATATCCCTCCAATCCTTATCATCAATATGTTCAATACTTCTTAATGATATTGGACCAAAATCAGTCCTACTAATTAAATTATATGATTCAAATACAAATGCCCTATTATTTACCCTAGAAAATCCACTTATTCCGGTTTTACCAAACTTAGGTTTACCCAACTTTTCTTTAACTCCAACCTTACCAAATCCTGGCCAACTGTTCTCACACATATTAGTAGATACTGCATAATAATCAGACTCCTTTTCTGCATACGTTATTGCATCCTGTTCAAAATCCTTTCCAAGTTCAATAAGATCTTTTAATAACTTACCAGAATCCTTAAGATCAACAACATAATATGATGCCTCTGATACCTCTTTACCACCATTCTCAATCCAAGAACCCTTTATTTTAGTAATACCATATCCACGTTTTAGTAACTTAGAACGTAAAATACTATTCTTACCCATATTCTGTTTCTTTGTATACCTAACCCCATCACCACATTCAGTCATATCTCTAAATGCCGTAATAGTACCAGTATCGTGTTCTGTCCACGCCGTCCGAATACGATTTAATGTCGATTCCGATAGAATCTTTGTTATACTGCTCATAAATTTCCCCTAATAAACATCCGTCCAATCTCCCCTTAAACCACCAACTTCATATTCTGTAACACGATTCTCAAAAAAGTTAGTATGATCAGGTGCATTTAATACCCAATCTAACCACGGTAACGGATTCTCTTTAACTCTATAATTAGGTTTGAATCCTAATTGTAATAACCTTCTATCAGCAATATATCGGATATATTGTTTTACATCATCTTTATCTAAACCTTCTATACTACCGTCACCATATGACAGGTCTATAAATTTATCTTCCAATTTAACAACTTTACGTAACATACTATATATATCTTTCTTAAATTCATCAGTAACAATTCTTGGATGTTCTTCACAAAATTTCTTAAAAATTTGTGTCATACCATCAACATGCATTGTTTCATCACGGATTGACCATTCTACAACTTTACACATTCCTTTCATTTTACCAAATCTTTGAAAATTTAATAACATTACAAATGAAGCAAATAATGAGATACCTTCAGAAAATACAGATTTGGCAATAGCAAATGTCAAATTAGAATAATTAGAGTTATCATTATCTCGCATAAAGTCAACCTTATTAGACATTTCTTTATATTCTAAGAATGCATGAAACTCTGATTCAGGAAGTCCTAATGTATCATTCAGTAGAGCATATGCTCTTTGATGTATACCTTCTCTAGCCGCAAACGAACCTAACATATTACGTATCTCGTTATTCTTTAACTTAGGAATAAAAAAATCATAATAATTTTGTCCTACTGCAACATCAGATTGTGTAAATAATCTTAACACTTGAGTAATATAATCCCTTTCAGACTCCGATAATTTACCATTCTTCCAATCAGCAACGTCATCAGATAAATCAATCTCATCTTCAATCCAATGTGACTGTTCATGTCTTTTTGTCAATTCAACAGCCCACGGATACCTAAATGGTTTATATGTTTCTGATGGTGTATTCATATTAACAGGAGTATTAAATAAAAATTTCTCTTTATTTTTCATCAATGTATCATAATTACCAAAATACTCACCATCCACAACAATTTGCGGTACAGTTCTTTGATTTAACTTTGCAAACTCGTCCCAAACATCCCCACTTGACTGTATATCTCTTACCGTATACGTAACATCATGTTTATCAAACCATTGCTTTACATTCAAACAAAATGAACAAGTCGGTTGTGAATATACTATTATCTCCATTTATTTCTCCCTTTATAAAAAACTATCCAAATCAGTCACAGGTTCAACCGAATCTATTCTTGATGTTGCAATCTCAAAATACTCTTGTTCTTTCTCGATACCGATAAAATCAAAACCCTCATCTTTTGCAGCCATTCCAGTTGAACCACTTCCCATAAATGGGTCAAGAACAGTTCCACCTTTTGGTGTTACGAGTCTGCATAGGTATTTCATTAACTCTACAGGTTTAACCGTTGGATGTATATTCTTTCGTTCTGTTACAAATCTTCCAGTAACATCATTATCTATCTTTGATTTATCCATTTCATGTGGATCTCGTCTACCAGACATACTTGATGTCTTTTTGATAGGCATTTCATCACAACCCTGATTTCTTTCTTTCTTAGACACCTTTGGCGAATAGAAATATCTTGCAGCTGAACCATCATCTCCATATTCTCTACCGGATGGGGATCCTGTTGATTTATCCCAAATACCACCAGATTTTGAACCTTCACCTTTGTATTTACCAGCTTTAGTATATGGAAATACCTCTTTCACAACATCAGAACCATCATGCATTACATTTGATGGGAATCTACCAATTGAAGTGGATTCAATATCAGACGGTTTCCAATTATCATCATGCATTACACCTAATGAAGACATTCCCCTATGTGTTCTTTCTTCATTTCGTACTCTACAACCATCAATATTAATACCACCAGTTCCATGTTTCAATACATTTGTGACAATAGTCTTTTCTGATAATGGTTTCCTAGCCATTACAATCGGTTCGTGTGCCGGTTTTAATGCAGTTCCCCAACCTTCCCATTCTGAATTACCTCTATCTACAACAACCTCTGTAGTTGCATTTGTCTCGTTTGGTCTATAACCCTGTTCTTTTCTAGTTTTAGAAATACTTACCTGATATCCACAACTTTTAGTTCCAACTACTTCTCTTTCATTGCCCTGTTTTGCATCTACCGATTTTCCGATGTTGTGCGACTTTGGAAACCCAGAACCATAGAGCCACATAATCTGATCTCGTATCTCAAACCCTGCGTCCTCAATAGCAACTGCCATTCTATGATAGGTTCTAGAACCAGAAAATGCAAGTAAATGACCACCGGGTTTCAATAACTTTAATGCAAGTTCCCACGTTTCTTTAGAAAATGCTATACCAGTATCATCCCATTGTTTCCCCATAAATCCTAACTCATATGGAGGATCCGTAACAATTGATTCAACTTGCACACCATCATCTATCATCTGTTTCATTCTATCAATACAATCATCACAATACAGTATCATCACCACCATCCTTACTGGGGAAAAAATCATTTACTTGATGACCTTTAAATTTAATAGTATCAGGTTTTTCAAAACACGACACATACACACGCCCCAATTCTTCCATTCTCAACTCAAATAATTTAGATACTGCAACTACATCTTCACGTTCTGAACTATCCTTCATTTTTTTAATGATTAATTCTAAATCATCAGAAAATCCCCACACCCTCATTATTAATTGATCTAACTCATACAACTTATCTATTTTATCTTTCTTCATAATATACCTCTATACTTGTTATACATCCCCATATAATAATTATAACACATAGCAGAACAATACATATTTTCACACTTTTCTATCCATTCATCACTAGGATATCCATCACCATAATAAACCATCAATGGGTTATATATCGGTGCATTTATATCAAAAAAGGCATACTTCCCATTTACTCGTTGTAATTCTGGTATATTAATAAGTCCAGCAGCCACTTTCTTTATCACATATAAATGTTTCATATATCACCCACGTTCTGGAACTTCAGTACAAGTCACAAACCTTCTCATATAAAAAAAACAAAGTCTCCATTTATTATCCTCTAATATCCACCTAGAAGTCAACCCCCACAATGCAAATTCTTCCATATTATCAGGTTTCACACCATCCATATATCTTGGTTCAGAATATACATTAATAGATAACATAAACAATAACATAAATGTAATTAAAATCTTCATAGACCACTTTTGACATTAGTCAACGAACACACCCATTTAACACCATATCTATCAAATGAAACCTTATAAATATTAAACACATTACATATATTAACATCTAATACAATACCATATCCATATCGTCCAGATATAACACCATCTCCACTACATATTTCTTTCATAACTATTCCTTACTAAAACTGGTGGGTCTGGTAGGAGTCGAACCTACACTCGGCCGATTATGAGTCGGATGCATTAACCATTATGCTACAGACCCTATTATTTAAAACAAATGATAAGCAAAATATATTCCAGTTGCAACCAAATGAAATAAAACTAAATTCGGTTCAAACGTTATTTTTCTATCTATTAAATTAATTAACATATTTTTTATCTCAACAAACGATAAGAACGATTAATATTAACCCGAACACTTTCTCCTGGCTCATAACTTAAAACAGATGACATAAGATTACCATCAACTTTATACGACACACTATAACCACTAACATATTGCTCTGTATGCGTATTTTCTTCAATAACACAATCATTCACATACTGTTTTTTTGATTTATAACTATCTTCAATACTAGAACCAATCATAGCACCAGCCGCAGTACCAAGCATTCTATTAACAGTAGAACCTGTTAATTTTCTAGTAATAACGTGTCCAGCAAAAGCACCAACAACCCCACCAAGCAAATTAGAGGAATTAGAATCAACATATACCTCACGTTTAACACATGTTCTAGTTGGTGTATCATACACCACTCTGTTATTATATATAGGGGTTGACGATATAACTGGAACCGTAACCACCTCAGCATATGCATTAGTCGTTAACATTAATGACGTTAATAACAATAATTTACCACCTTTCATGACTTTACTCCAATATTTCTAACTAATATATATATAATAACACAAAAACAACTATAAGTCAAGTCTTTTTTCAATAAAAATTGAAATTCTTTCCCATATTAAATCCGAATTATTATACAATATACCATGACAATCTGAACCAATAATATGCATTTCCTTATCAGAGGAAACCACATTATTATATATATAATCAGCACCCCTAACTGAAACCAATGAATCATCTTTAGAATATATAATCAACATAGGAACTGTTACATTAGATAATGTACTCTTAATACTTTTAACCAATCTTCCTACCTCATATATACTAAACGTTGGTATTATCCAATAATTAATATGTTCATTCTCAGGGATATTCTTAAAAAATGTTTTAACTCCATTACATGATAATAATGTACTAACAACCTTATTAATACCGTTAATTATAGGTACAAACTTAATTCTAGTATCATCATAAAAAATAGGAGCAGATATAACAACTATAGATTTAACCCTAGAATCATTTATAAACTCTTTACGTAATGCAATTGCACCACCAGTAGAAAACCCAACAATCACAATATTTTTAGACAACATAGAAGCCATGTCAAAATAACTATAAACCGATTTTATCCAATCATTATGGTTATATTGCATCAACTCATATGGTGACGTACCATGACCAACGATTCTAGCACCAACAACAATATAACCAATTCCACACAAATAATCACCAAACCCCCTAACTTCTGCCGGTGATGACAATAATCCATGAATTAACAATATTACCACACCATTAGACTTTTTAGGAAATAAAATAAAAGGATTATCATCAGAAGTATTAATTTCAGAAAATTTAGAATTATATTTATCATTACTATATAATTTCTTATCATATGTTAACGATAGTTTCTGATCATCCAATAAATGTAATGCTATATCTTTATTAGTAACCTTATGCATATCACTAATAACACTCTTAACAACATTACCAACCAAAGAAACTGGTTGTATCTCATTATAATATACAACTAATAAATTCTCAACCCTAACTGTTAATGGATCAACATTAAAATTAAACTTACCAGATAAATATATAGTATTACTCCCTATGACCAATACACCTTGTTTCTCAAGAGACTCAATATATTTTAATACATCTACATTATTACCACTTAATATATCACCATAAAGATGTGGAGTTAATAACCCACTATGTAATCTAATTCCAGACTTCTGTTGTAATGTCTTTAACACCAAATATAATTCTTTATGTAATTGATCCTTGGAAATAGATACTATATTTTGTTTAAATCTATACATCAATAAGCAAGATATTAAATGACTTAAATTAATAGTAACATAAGAATAAATACTCTTAGTGTAATAGTCACGTGTAAGATTAGAACACTTTATAAGATGCTTATGCAACATATCGACTTTCCAAGACTTATCAACATCACCAATAGAAAACACATCATCTAAGGATTTTATAGAATCAGTAAATGTTTCAGTTAACGACGACTTCCATGAATGCCAAATACCGGAGGTAGATATCACTTTGCTCATAACAACATCCATATCAGTATCTTTAGTAATTAAATTACCCTCAACTAACAACTCTTCTGTTTGTCGTAATGTGAGTCCATTAGAAATATATTCAACTGCCTTCAATAAAACATTATCAGTTACACGCAAAGGATAAAACGTTATATTAGATGCAACTATATTAGTAGGTTTTGATACTGCATCCAATAACTCATCCAAACTATTAAAATCTAATTCCTTTTGCCACATTAATAATCTATCCATGTCCATATCTCTATGAGCATTACGAACTATAAACTTAAACACCTCCAACCCATGTGACAAAACAGCTGCCCCAGTATGTTGTTTCCGTACTTTCATAGTTGTTTGACATAACATATTATAATGTCCTTCATCATCAACAACCCTATGATCCTTTACCATTCCACCTTCAGGAAAAATAACAACTTTATGTCCGTGTAATATTTGTTTCGCTAAAATAGGAAATAATCTGGGGTGATTATGAGGGACAACTCCTAACTTACTTAAATAGGATGATAATATATTATCATTTTTAAAAAATTCACCAGACCCAACAGAATAACAATAACTACCATTTTCTTCATGTATCAAATATTGAGGGATAAATGTTTCTATACGAGAAAAATGATTAAATACAAATATACTACCATCGTCAATATTAATATCAGAATGAATATTAATATTAATTCTTAATAATCGTTTCAGAATTCTAAATGAACGTATAGATAATCTATACATACGTTTATCTATATCAATCCAATCACGATTATACTTAAACCCACTCATGTTATTAAAAACTCATCAAGCGTGACAGCATTCTTACGTTCAGTCTCAGTATTAACATTCTCTTTAGTTATCTTAAAAAACTGTTCTGATGCTTCAAATCCAATATACTTTCTACCAAGTTGTGATGCTCTAACTAATGTAGTGCCTGTGCCAGAAAAGGGGTCAAGAACAACACCACCTACTGGACAACCCGCAATTATAGGTTTATCAATTAATTCTGAATTATATGAAGCAAGGTGTGAAGAACGATTACCCTTTATCGTGATATTCCAAAAATCAGCAACATCACCCGGGTTCTTTCCTTTTGGATTTAATGAAGTATTACCACTATTGTATTCATCAATATCACGTCCACCATTCTTTGGTCTAGAAAGACTTTGAGCAGAACTCACCCCAATACCAGTAGAATACTTATTTTCATTAGTACCACGTAAGGCTCTTTTAATAGAAGTAGTCATATTCTCATCACGAATAGAATCAAGGTCAAAATAATAACCTTTAGGTTTCTTCGTCATTAAAAATATATATTCGTGTTTCTTTGAGAATCTATCACGAACTGATTCCGGCATACCATTTCTCTTTGCCCAGATTATATCATTACGAATAGTCCAACCACGATCATAACAACCAATAGCAAATCTATGAGGAATCAATAATAAACTTTTAGATCTCAAATCAGATGGTTGTTTTATCACCATACCACCCAAATATTCACCAGTTCTACTTCCGGTATATCCCATATTAAGTCCACCAGATTTAGTAGAATATGTGTCGCCAAGATTGATCCACACAGTACCAGTATCTTTTAAAACTCTATATATCTCATCCATCATTTCCCATAAATGTTCAAGATATTCTTGAAATGTGGGTTCTAATCCCCACTGCCCATCAAACCCATAGTCTCTTAATTGCCAATATGGCGGTGACGTAATGACACAATCAATAGATGCATCATCTAACTTTTTGAAACCTTCCATGATGTCACAATTATATATTTTATCCAAATCAAACCCTCCACTATATTCATAGTATACCACACCCCAACTTAATTGTCAAGGTGTTTATTAATTTTTTTCCAATGCTAATTGAAACGAAGGTCTGACTATACAACGGTCAACATACGATTTAAGATGTGGGAAGTCATGTAAAAGTTCTGGGAACCAATTCAATGTAGATGATACCATTATATCAACAACAGAAAATTCATGTCCTATCATATATGGACGTTGAACCATCATTGGATTATTACCATTCATAGAATTGTCTATAACTACTAATATTTTTTTATATCGTTCTAAAGAATATTCAACAACCGACTGTCTACGTTTTTCTTTAGGCAACAACTTACTATGTAAAAATATATCCACCAACGGATACTCCATAGTAGAAGTAACATAAAACATCCACTTCAAATACTCAGTCCGATACAAACTAGACACGTCAGGAGACAACCCCGATTCAGGATTCATATCACACAAATACATACAAATAGCACCAGCCTCCCATATAACATTATTATTATACTTTAATGTCGGTACGGATGCATTTGGATTCAATGTCAAATAATCTCTATCTGTTTTACCATCACCAAATATATTGATTGGTGTTAACTGATACTCAATACCTAATTCTTCTAATAACCATAAAGGTCTAAATGACCTCGTATCAGTACAATGATACAACTCAATAATATCGTTACTCATATTCACTCCTACAGATTAGTTGGGTTCACTGAGAAATATAATGCAAATGTCTTTACCGTATCTGGGTATACATGTTCATTATATTCTAATACCTTTCCTTCCTCTAAAAATTCACGTTTTAATAAACACTTATCCACGTGATTTGGTAAATTGTCAAAATTGTCATATAAATGTTTCATCACCTCATAATGTCTTATCTCTGAATATATATTATTACTATCTGGATGATGAGTAAACATATATGAATACATTAAATAATATCCTATTTCCTTTTCTAATTTATATTTATCAGACTCCATATACTCATAATACTTATCAATCTTCATATTATTTATTTCGTCTATTACCTATAGAATCACCATAAGCTACTGCCAATGGTAACAACTTAGCTAAAGGTAAACTAATCTTTAAAACATTAAGTTTCATATCTCTATCTAACAATATAGCAGATAAAAACCTATGGTGTCCATCAATAATGCGATTATCCGATGATACTATTAATACTTTGGAATTTAATAATTTTATAGTCCCATTAACACCATTCTTAGCTATAGTACCAAGTCCCTTATCAAAATATATTTGATCCTGAATTGGAGTCAAATCTTTCGCTGAAATTTTATCACGTGTAACTTTTACCACATCATCCCGTTCATTACCATCATTCTTTTTTAACCCAGCCTTTAAAAACTTATCAGCCTTATCACCTGATAATCCTTCTGGAAATGGATTTGACGGAACTGTATCTTTAGAAAATGGTTTTATTATATCCAATTTTCCCTTTGACAATCTCTTTTGAAATTTATCAATATCTTTAGATGTTATAACGGGCATATCCTTTCTCTTAGTATGACCTTTATATGATAGTTTCTGAGCCAAAACATAATTCTTATCAAAATCTGGAATATCTTTATCTAGTGTTGGTAGTTTAGATAACGCATATTCCCTTGCATCTTCTAAGGACGTAGTAACAACTTCAAGTTTACCAGCCGCAGCACCACCATTTTCCATTAAATAACTCTTAAATGTCTTCATTTCTCCCAACCTTTTATTATATCTTTTGAAAAATTATTTGCTGAAAATTCCATTCGGTTTACCAATTTAACAGCATTATCATCACGATCAATTGCAACAAATCCCTCTGAACCAGATACTTTAAATCCATTCTTAGTTCTTACAAAGGTGGATATATCAGACACACTCTCCATTTTATCTATTAAAATCTCTTTAGCATCAACTAAATGATTTTGTAATTCAAACATCAATCTTAAATTCTTTTTATTAGAATCCGAAAAAAAACTTAAAACATCTTCTCTTGATTTAGACTTTTTAGCTTTACCTTTATCCGACTTCAATTTGTCAATATCTTTTTGATACTTATCTGAAATATATTTAATAAGTTCATCTGTATGTTTTCTAGTATTTGTAATCTTCTCTTGTGACCTAACTTTAGTATTATTAAACGTATTAATCAACTGATTAATAACTGAATTGGTAGAAACATCATTTAATGTTGTTGCAGATATTTTTCTAAATATCTTACCAGCATCAGATAAATGTGATGTAACTATATCAGTCTCAGATTTAGTCATAGTAGCAGTACCAGACAAATCAGTAAGATCAGCAGTTCTCATCCATACACTTGAAGTCTTTTTAAAATCACGAATACTAATATTAAATGATGCAGACATATTCTCAAAAGAATCACCAGTATATTTTGTATGCCAAACAACTCCTATCTTTGATTGTAATATAGAACCAGCCTGTGATGTTGGTACAGCGTATACTATCGTATTAGGATGAAAGGTAACATAAGACTCACCATCAATTGTTTCATTCTTAAGATCAGAATTAGTATACATAATATCACCTTGCACGACACCCTTAATACCAAGTTTCTTTAATTCAGTATATGCAATCTTTAACTTACTAGACAAATCACCAGAAGTATCATCATCTATATCACTATGTGACTTGTATACTTTTGGATTCTTATTAAATATACCCTTCTTCGCAACAAAAAACTGTCCATCTGTCGGGTCAATACCAGCAAACACAGCAGGTGCGCCATCCCACTTAACAGTCACTGAATGTGAAGTATTAGAATTACCAGACAACATATCTCTCAATGACCTTAAAGCGTTAATGGCACCACGTGTACCATTAACGCCACCATCAAGGACAAGATCCTCAATATGAGTCATATGAGTATTTTTAGCTTCTGTTACATATTCTTGAAATGTTAACATATATTACAACTCTAATTGTAAAATTATATTTATAATATTAAAACTGTTCCTCTTCAGTAGAACCGTCCATAGCAGTAACAGATGATTTACCACCTTGTATAACATTTGTAACAGAATCAAAATAACCAGCACCAACTTCCTCTTGATGCCTTGCAAATGTATATCCATCTTTAACCGAAGCAAACTCAGGTTCTTGGACACCCTCCACATAAGCAGTCATACCACGTTCAACATAATCCTTTGACAACTCAAACATAGAATGCCACATATCATGAATACCAGCCAACGTAATAAATTGCCATTTGAACCCCATCTCCCCCAATTTTTGTTGATAGTGTCTTATTTCTTCGTCACTTAAATTCTTCTTCCAGTTGAATGACGGAGAGCAATTATACGCCAACAATTTTCCAGGGTACTGTTGATGGATTGCCGTAGCGAACTTCTGTGCCTCTTCTAAGTTCGGGACCGCAGTTTCGCACCATAACATATCAGCATACGCCGCATAAGATAATCCCCTTGATATCGCCTGATCTATTCCGCAGTTAACTCGGAAAAACCCTTCCTCAGTTCTCTCCCCTGTGACGAATTCCTTGTCACGGACATCAATATCAGATGTTAACAAAGTTGCTGCATTAGCGTCGGTTCTTGCGATAATAACGATAGGCACTCCCATAACATCAGATGCCAATCTGGCAGAAATTAATTTCTGAATCGCCTCTTGTGTTGGTACTAACACCTTACCACCCATATGTCCACATTTCTTAGCAGATGATAATTGATCTTCTAAATGAATACCCGATACACCACACTCTATCATAGATTTAGTCAACTCATAAGAATTCAACACCCCGCCAAACCCAGCCTCAGCATCAGCGATAATTGGAGCAAAGTAATCAATATCATTTCTTCCCTTATTCCATTGAATTTCATCTGCTCTACGGAATGTATTATTAATACGTCTTACCATCATTGGTACTGAATTATATGCATATAATGATTGATCTGGATACATTGTTTCTGACGAATTACCATCAGCAGCAACTTGCCAACCTGATAAATATATAACCTTAATACCAGCCTTAACTTGTTGCATAGCCTGTCCAGCAGTTATAGCCCCCATAGAATTAACATATCCATCTTCGTTAATCAATTTCCAAAGTTTTTTAGAACCCACGGTAGACACTGTATATTCTTCATCAAACGAACCGCTTAACCTAATAACATCTTCTGCCGAATAATCACGTTTGACATTCAACCAACGTTCATTCTCACTCCAATCTTTCTCTAAAGTTCGTACTCTACCCAATTGTTCCATAAATAAATCATCCTATTTTAATTAACCTTCACAACTACTGCAACCATCCTGACTAACAAACTCACCCCTTACACCTGTTAACAAATCTTGTCCAGATGGGGTTTCTGTATAATCAGTCATAGTATTCTGTTCTATCTTCTCCGATAATATTTCTGTACGATTCGATGTTTCTGTTCTTAAATAATATAACGACTTATTACCCAATTTCCAAGCATTATAATGGACTTCATGTAAATATTTCTTATCAACTCCGGCGGGGAAAAACACATTAAGTGATTGTGATTGACAAATATATTTTGCACGTTGTCCCCCCAATCTAACAATATCATTTTGATCTATTTCTATTGCAGTCTTAAATACTTCTTTTTCATGATCAGATAAAAATGATAAATGTTGAACAGAACCATTATTAGAAATGATAGAATTCCATACATATTCAGTATCATGTCCATACCCCTTAAGTACCTTTTCTATGTATTTATTTTTAATTAAATGACTACCAACTCTAGTCCTATGAACAAATGCATTAGCCTTAATAGGTTCAATTGATGGAGATGTTGCGGCAATACTTGAACTATTAGCATTTGGAGCGATTGCTAATAAATTGGCATTCCTACGGCCAGTACCTATCATATCTGGACATTCACCACGTTCTTCCCCTAGTATCAATGATTGTTTAACAGCCTCAGATTTAATATATGAAAAAATTTCTTCATTATATTCTGCAGCAGTCTGACTACCAAACGGAACAGACTTACTCATTAAAAAATTATGCCAACCCATTGTACCAACACCAATAGATCGTTCCTGACTAGCAGAAAAACTAGCCTTTGATATTTCATTTGGGGCATGTTCTATAAAATAAGTTAATACGTTATCTAAAAATGTAATTAAATCCGCAACTAACTTACTACCTTTCCACTCATCATAAGTTTCAAGATTCAACGAACTTAAACAACAGACAGCTGTGCGTTCTTCATTAGTCGGCAATGTGATTTCACAACAAAGATTAGAACCTCTTGAAAACAATCCTTTATCCTTTTGTGTTTGTGGATATGCATCATTTGCTTTATCAATAAAATATATGTATGGTTCACCTGTACGATATCGTGTTTCTAATAAAGTTTCCCATAACTCCCTAGCCATAACAGTATCAGTTGATTCACCTGTTTTTGGATCAATCAATTCCCAGACTAAATCTTGTTCAACTGACTCCATAAAACTATCAGGTACATTAACACCATGATGTAGATTAAGACACTTCCTATTAACATCACCAGTAGGTATTCTAAGTGACATAAATTCCATAATATCAGGGTGAGATATATCTAAATAAGAAGCATAAGACCCCTTTCGTGTTATACCCTGTTTATATGCAGTCATATCGGCATCTACAGTATGTAAAAATGGAATAGGACCAGGTGCTATATCTGAAACAGAACGAACATCTGACCAATGTCCACCAACACCACCCCCCTTAACTGACAACCACCGTAATTCAGATGTATGATCTATTAATCCATCCAATGTATCTGGTACATATCCTAAAAAACATGATATTGGTAATCCTCTTACATGTTCTTCCTTTTCTGGAGCATTTGATAAAACAGGAGATGAAAACATAAACCAATTCTTATCTATATATGAATATATTCTAGTTGCTAACTTTTCATCATTAAAACTAAATGCATTTGAAGTCCTCTTAAATGCTTCCTCTGGGGTATCTTCATACTCCCTCATATAATAATCACGTAATAATTTCAACCCCTGTTCACTTATATTCATATATCATTCCTATTTTCGTATTTCGTTATAATCATTATCCATGGCATCCCACAAGACTTCATCTTTAACTTGATGTTCCGCATTATCATATTCCAAATCCTTTATCTTATGTTTTAATTCGTCATTCTCTTTTTTTAAAAAGTCAAGTTCATCTCTAATTTCCATAAATCTCTCCTAACATCGTTTCCATTGATTAAGACACGCCTTCGCCGATAATCCATATTTTATGTTATTACGTATTAATGTTTGTAATTTATCCTCCGTATATCCATTAACTACCATATCGTTAATATCTTTTTCTTTAACATCTTCAGGCCATATAAATATCCCATATGAGTTATCAACGACATTCTGCATTTTTTTTACTATTTGACTATTTCTAGGTTCATTATCATATATAAAAACTACATCCTTAAATTTTTTAAAATACTCTAAATCACAATCACTTCCAGCCATTGCAACCGAATTATCAATAAATAATGAATCTAATGGACCCTCTAATACATATACCGTATTATCCTTTTTAACATTGTCCAATCCATATAACTTCAAAACATCATCTTTTATTTTTATAGTTATATACCTAATAGATGAATCATTAATTGTCCTACCTTGTATTGCAACTAAATTATATTTATCATCAAAAAATGGTATCACAATTCTAGGATCATTCTTAATTAAATTATAAGAATGATTTGGTAATATAGATTTAACCAAAAGTTCAAAATCATCAGAATAATATAACAAATCTAATTTAGTAATCTTTCTATTCTTTATATACTGTAATGCTATATGTCCTTCTTCTAGTTCAGACAATTTAATAACATTATCATAATCAAAACGTCTTCTTTTCCTATTATAAGAAAAATTCATATTATATTCAGGGTCATCGGATTTCTTTACCTTATCCGATAAACTCTTACCATACTTCCACAATTCCATAACATATTCATCATACAAAGGTTTATCAATCATCTTAATAAAATTCTTAAAATTCATTGATGCACCACAATTATGACACATATAAAAATAATTATTCTTTTTTAAATATAAAAACCCTCTAGATTTTGTTTTATTTTTCTTAGAGTCACCACATAATGGACATCTAAAATTGTACAAATTATCCTTTTTCTTCACAAACATATCAAACTTATAAGACATTCTCATAATATAAGAATTATCTATATAACTCATATCACCACCTCACATCATATTAAATAAATTACACCTCATTATGTCTATATAATATCATCATATTACCATAAGTATCATCCTGAATCACAACATTCTTTTTTGGGTTATTTTTAATATACTTCCTAACATCCTTTGACTCTTCTGACGACATATAATTCTTCCATCTCGCATACTTCTTCTTACCTTTCATCAAATTGACATATGTATCAAATTTTACAGGATATACTGCAAACCCACCAAATTTAAATGGGGGAGTTTTCCCCAACCCTGCAAAATTACTAGTCTCTCCAGATGATCCAATAGGTCCAATAGCATTTGCAAAATTCTCATCAATACATTTCTTTTCACAATTATCAAATTCCATAACATTAACATACTCAATCAAACAACCTTTAAGTATCCTTTGACTTTCATCCGACAACTCACTCTCACGAATTAATGCAAAAGCAGCAACATATGATGCTATTTGACTACCACCACCCGGAATTTTAGACAATATACGTTTTATATTAAATACCAATCTATGAAGAAGTGTATATGACTCCTTTTCCTTTTTGGTCTTTAAAGTTTTACTAGTCCTCAAATTTTTACCATTCTTATCAATAATACCATGTTTATAAGCTTCTTGTTTATGCCATGGTGTAGTCAAAATTCTCAAAAACTTATATGATATATAACCATCTATCATTGCCGACATTATATCTCCTTTAACTTTGTATATATATATGGGTCAGCATTAATAGTTTTTATATTAACACCATCCACATCAACCCTTGTGGGCAACCTGTCTATAAATAATAAAAATGTTTTCAAAATATAATGATATTCCCCATCAATCTTAAAAAACAATAATCTAGTACACGGTTCGCCATCTAAAACATTATACAATACTATTAAATGATTCAATATTAATCTCTCTTTAAGAATACCACGATTATGATACCTATAAAATAATCGTTTAATATACTCAAATCGTTTCATATCATCCGTAAACTCTTCCAACGTATGACAATTATAATTAACATACGACCTCATCTGATATATAACTATATTTTTATCATTTAAAATTTCAAACATACATTAAACTATTAAATAATATTTCAATCTTTTTTAACTGTTTTTTTAGAGGGTTTAGGTTTTTTCTTTACTTTTTCTACAGTCTCAACAACTTTCTCTGTATTAACAAGATCTAATAATCCTTTACGAGAAATTAATAATTCATTAGTTCTGGGGTGTCTCCAACCCTCATTACTAGGTACTGCATCCGAACACCACTTTGGTGGATCTATTTTAACTGACATTTTTTTCTCCTATTTCTTTTAAATTTTTAAATTTAGTTGACTTTTCGTTCAAGTAACTGTTATATTTATATAACTCTTCAATAATAAAATACTCAGATATATTATCTTGTGTTGAATCTATCATATCATACGAATCCACACAATCAAAATACTCACTTAACATATCACCACCTTGCAGAAAATCAAATACATGTTCTTCCACATTCATATTTTTTCTAATGGTATCAAATAATAATTTACCATCCTTAAAGTTTGACGGTAATCCTTTTTTAAAATTATCATAATCATTAGAAACTGCGGCAACTCTCATCTTCGAAGCTGACATACCAATCACTCCATCCGAATCCGGATCACGTTTTCCAGCAGATTTCACTTCAATACTTGTAAAATTATAATACCCATGTCTAGACTTAATATCATTATACTTATCCATTAACATTTTAAATTCATTAACACGGTCAGAACCAACAACCATAACAACATTATTAAAACCATCATCATATAATTTAACTAAAATATCAAAAACATTACGTATATTATCATCATTAATAATACTTTTAGAATGTTTTGGAAACATTTTCTTTATAAATTTAACCTTATCTTTCAATGAAAGTGGGTTTTTCTTAGAATCATGACTCTTTGATAAATACATTCTATATTCACCAGAAGACACAGACGCCAACGCATCTAATAATTTACCGTGTCCTGTTGTTGGTGGATTCAATCTACCAAATGAAAAGGTAATTTCTTTACTCATTATCGCTATCCCCACCAGTTAATAACAATATATCGTCAATCTGTTTTTTTATTATTACTTCACGATTTGGCCAATAAATATAATCTTTATCATCATTCTTCATTAAATTATATAATAAAGGCATAATCATACGTTCAACTTGCAATAGTTTATCCTCTACCACTTCTTTACTTATATCCATACTACTAGATTTATCTTCATACAATTGTTTTGTAGATAATAATTCACGCAATACATCATTTTGTTTCTCCAGAAAAACATCCATCTTCTCTAATACATGTTTTACTTCCACATTAGTAGTATCTATCTTTTTTGAAACTTCATCATTTGTTGATTTTATACTAACCAATTCTTCTTCATCTACTGCTGTAAATCCGAAATCTATCTCATCATATTTATATTCATTAACCATGTTAATTCCTACTTATTAAATATATATTTATCTTTTTCATGATATAGTTCTTCCATAAGTCCATCTACAATAATTTCTACATTCTCAATATTACTAGATTCTATAGTCTCAGACCTACAAGTGAACCATCTTTTTAATTCATTTAATATTGTTTTTTCTAAAGAAAAAATATCTTTCTTTTCAATATCAAGTTCATAAATTTTATAATAACTCAAGGTTGGATCACTAGTTCTATATGACTTAATCCGTTGGTCTGTGTTCTTTGTGATACCAACCTTGACTCTACTATCATGTATCTTTATTATATAATAGTAATACATTACTCCAATCTACTTTCAATAAACATCTTTCGATTACGTTGCAACATATCCCACTTTTCATCCGTTTCCATCTTCGATCCACCATCATATGGCACGGCAAATCCTTCCATAACAAGAGTATCATTAATACTTCTATCATCAGATTCTGTTATAAACAACTCACCTAGTACTCTACCATACTTACCAACACCATGAGATTTTATAATAAACTCACCATCGTTCTCATCTATTATCTCATATAAACGATGTTTGGCAGCTATCCCCAATTCCTTTTCTTCAAGAAACTTAGTCCTTGACTCTGCCGTATCAATAAACATTAATCTAATTCGTTTTGTAACTGATACATCAAATCCTAAATCAATATAAGCATCTAATGTATCACCGTCAACAATGCGTTTTAAAATGGCATTATAGGTATACACTATTCTTTCTCAGACGTTTCATCAACTTCTTCAATAGAACCATCTAAATAATGCATATATGTACCCATAATATATTTATCATTGGATTTAGGTTGTTCTCCTAAATGCGGGTGTGTCCAAAATGGAGGAAATATAGCAATACTCCCTTTTTTAGCAGGTATAGTAATGCCATATTCAGGGAACACCGTTTGTCCACCTTCTTCAACATCATTTAAATATAACAATATAACCAAAAACCTTCTTGCAGATGCATGGTCACCAACGTCAACATGATAATTAAAAAAATGATTTTCTTTATGTTCATACTTCTTTATACGAATTTCCTCACACGCAGCATTAGATGGAAAAAATGATATGTTATAAAATCTACGATAACTCTCAATATAATCATAAATTTTATGCATAAATTCAACCGATAATTTAGACGAGTCAGTAGTCGGTTTAGACCCCTTAACCAGTTCTTCATCAAATAAATTAACTTCTTTAAAACATCTATAATCCTCATGTTCGGTCAATTGTTGTCTATCTTCATTTTCATCAAAAAACTTAACAACCTTATCACACCATTCATCATCCACCGCATTTTCATATACAGTAATAAAAGCCTTATTCATATCAGGTTCAATAACTACAAAATCATCTTTACTTTCAGTAGAATCTTCTGTTATATCTTCCAACTCAAGGGTTGGTTCAACACTTTCTTCAACTTCAACTTCAACTGTCTCTACATCCTTTTTACTCATAATACTATCTCCACATTTCCTATACGTTTATTAAAATTCTTAGTCGCAACATCATTACTACTTGTTTCATTAGTTATAGTTGATTGTGCATTATCAGACACATCATATAACCTCATTTTAGATTTATCAATCCCAACAACAAACCGCTTGGTTACATTGGGATCATTATATCTATTCTTTAATTGTTTCACCATAATCTGATTCATTTGTTCTAATTCATCATTAGACATTAACGCAAACATCAAATCAGCCGTAGCCGGTAATCCAAAACTCTCTGACGTATCTTCTAAACCAATATCAGAAGATACAAATCCTTGTCTATTAACTTGAGTAGCACTAAATATTGGAACGTTATGTTCTACCGCAAGACCACGCACTTCTTCTGCTATTGATTTAATTAAAGTGTACGAATTTACATTACTACCATTCTTCAATCTAGAAGAACTACATATATTCAAATAGTCTATAAAAATAACATCCGGTTTAAATGTATTCTTAATCCATAACTCATTTAACAAATGATTAAAATGACTAACCGACGCAGATGCAGTTGGATATTCTTTTATTATCAACCTACCCGTACTCTTTTTCTTAACACGGTCAATGCGTTTAGTATATACATCAAAACTAAGTTCCTTCAATTGATGTATTGGAATGTCCAATAAATTAGTGTCAACACGTTCAGCAATTTTTTCTTCCGACATCTCCAATGTAATATATAATACATTATACCCACCCATCATATGAGAAGCAGCAAGATCACACATAAATAAAGATTTCCCAACACCAGTTCCTGCCATTGCAATATTTAAGGTCTTTCTTGGTACACCACCATTAGTTATCTTATTAAATTTATCTAAATGAAATGGGATTTTTTCTTCCTTTTCATTATAAAAATCAAATCGTTTCTTATAATCATCTATGAAATCATGCCCAACATTATTATCAAATGAAACTGCCAAAGCATCACTCAATATCTTTGGCAGTTGTCCTTTATCCTTTTCACCATCACCATCAATTATACTAATTGACTCCAAAACAGCATTGTATAAAGCTCGTTCTTGACACCAATCTTCCGTAGTATTAACTACATATTCCAAATCCTCTTTAATATATTCATCTAATACTTCAACAACACTAACCACATTACTATACAAATTATCGTTTATATTAACAGAATCTAAACTAATCCGTAAAGCATTTGTAGTTGGAACATTATTATAATGTTCAAAATAATTATCAATTATATCATATAAGGTTCTATATTTATCTTCACTAAAATAATCACTCTTAACATAAGGCAATACCTTTCTACAATATTCTTCATTATGTGTTAAGTTCTTCAGTATCATCAATTCCGTTAGACTCATCTACACTCTCATATTTATCAACATATTCATATAAAACAAAATTTAAAATCTTACCAACCAATACTTTAAATTCATCTGAACTATCTGCGGTTTTAACGCTAAAGTCATCATTACCAACCAAAGTATTATACCCATACTTGATTGTTAATTCATCACCACTTTCATCAATATTAACACCATCATATTTATATATAATGTCTTTAAACTCCCCCGTCTTAATTCTAATAGCATAATAATCCTCATGCTCAGACTCCACCACTTCATACATTTTCTTAAATTCCGATACACCATCTTCAGAAGTCATAAATGTAGCACAATCACTTAATTTCTTTAACTCATCTATATTATCCATAATAATTCCCTACTTAATATTAAACAAATAATCATCATCTGTCATAATCGTCTTATTACTTGATATACAATATCTGTTGCTTAAATAAGTTAAAAATTTCTCAGATTTCAGTATAGGTTTCCAAAATTCTATATTATTAGTAGTAGACCCCCTAAACTTTTTATCTATAATCTCACCAGTTTCTAAATCAATAAGATTATACCAACCACCAGATCTCTTTATTATACCACAATCCACAGCCATGTCAAGTAACCCAGACCATCTATCTAATCCATCCTCAAAGGAAACATTTATAGGTATCTTCGACTTCTCTTTAACATACCTAGATTTCTCTATATTAATTATAAAATTATAACCAGCCAAATCAGAACCAACCTTTTCTTGTTGTCTACCAACAATCCATATATTATCGGAAGAATAGTATGCACCCTTACCACCAGACACCACTTGTTTTGAAAACATTTCCTGTGTGTCATACGTATGATTAATAACAATCATTGGAATGTCATTTAATGTAAGATGTGGTGTAACCATCCTAAATAATGACTTGAATTGTTTTGCCCTTGTCATATCAGTAGCACTCTTCTCAGCATGAGCATCATCTACCTCTTTTTTCGATGCCAAATTACCAACAGAATCTATCATAATAAATATTCTATCATCACGACTAATTTCCTTCACTTGATTCATAATATCAAATTTAAGTTCCTCTAAATCTGTAACAGGAACATGTAACACTCTACTAGTATCAATCTCAAATGTGTCAAAATATGATTGTGGTGTACCAAATTCACTGTCATAAAATATACATATAGACTCTTCATACTTATCCATATACGATTTCATACATAATAAACCGAATGCCGTCTTAAAATGTTTTGATGGTCCAGCAATCATAGTTAACCCAGAACTAAATCCACCAAAAGGACTTCCAGAAAAAGCAATATTAATAGCAGGAACTTTAGTAGTAACCACATCATTGCTATTCAAATAAATAGAATCTTGTAATACAGAAATTCTATCTTGTAAAGTAGAATTCTTCCTCATTCGTTCCATTAACCCCATATACTTCTCTCCTTATAAAAAATCATCTAAAACATTCCTATGTTCAACATCCCAACCAATAGAGTCGGTTATTGTCTTAATTGGATCTAAAAACGCTTTAGTAAATTGAACATCATAATTAATATACTTATTCAATTTAAATTCTGGCGGTAACACATCCAACATAGAAATAGTATTATTATTAATAGGATTCGGTACTATTAAATAACAAAACTTTATCTTATCTCCCGATTTAATCGTTTGATATTTACCATTCAACCCCAAATCACCAAGTAGAAAATTATAAAATAAAGCACCCTTTACGTGTATTGGAGTACCTTTAGTATATACATCTCTACTACTATAATATTTGTTAATACCCTCATTAATACCGCGTGGAAATGATATATCCATTATATCCATTTTTTTAAATTCCGTCCTGAAATCATCAATAAAATCTATTAAATCATCATTATTTTTATTAATTATAATTCCCAAAGACTCTTTAATTTTTTCTCTACATCGTTCTGGAGTAGAACTTCTAACTGCCTCTATACCCATCATCTTCAATTTAGGTGTAGAATATCTAACACCCTCATCATCAAATACATTTAATATATATCGTTTCTTGGATGTCCATATACCAACATCTGCAATAACTTCACGTGACATAACCATCTTATTTTCATAACAACCCATATAATTATATAAATCCAAATACGCAGATAACAACATCGGTTCAAACTTTTCTTTACATATCTTATCAAGAATATCAACAACCTTAGATTTATCAGAAACCGGTAATCCCAATTTACTAACTAAAGGAGTAAAATTAACATATAATGAATCAGTATCAATAGCAACAACATAATCACCACCAGTTGTTCCTACAATAGAATCAATATAATCATTCATATATTTCTCTGCCCACTTAATAGACAGTTGTCCAGATAAAGTAACAGCCTCCGCAATTCTCAAATCATAATATCTAAAATAAGGATTACCCATAGCACCATATAATGCATTCATCATAATCTTAATAGCTAATTGTTGATTATGTAATGATGATATATTATTATCTAAATCATTACCAACTTCCACTTCACGTTTCTTCTTAAGTGTAATCATGTCAGATTTAATCACACGACGTTCAGAATACAACTTATCAATTACAGATGGTATCACACCAACAACATCTGTTCTATAATGTGTTCCATTCGCCGCCATAGTTGTTTCTGTCGAATCATATTGTCTGTCAAACTCTTTCACACTCAAACACCCCTCAACATCAACACCACTAGTACTAGATGGTAATATTGTCTCAGGAGACATGTTATATTGTTGTAATAACATAGGATATAGACTGTTTAAATCAAATGACACAACCCACTCATGTTTACCTAAAATCGGTGGTTTAACATATCCACCGGCAAATGTAGACTTAATATTTTCCTTTTTTGGTGGGGGAACCATATTACTACCACACAATAATCTATATATATAAGTATCCCATATCAATGTAGTACCGAACACAGAATCATAATTAACACCAGCTTTATATGCCATCGTAAAACACAAAGACATCAACCGTAATTTATCATCCAACCTGTCAACAATTTCAACATCTTTTATATTATAATCAATATACAATTGAAAATCATTTAAATATAACTCATGCAAACTGGAATGTTCAGAATAATCTAATTTACGATCACCCAATTCAACATACGCAATATGATCTAATCTATATGACTCTCTATTTACATATGTAAACTTTTTATATAAATCTATATAATCCACCTGTTCAACACCAACAATACTATAATATTGATGGTCCTTTCCCATCTTAACAGCACTATGGTTACGAACAATTTTCCATGGTGAAATCTTACTAACATAATATTTACCAAGTACTTTTTCTACTCTATTAACAATATATGGAATATCAAAAAATTTAATATTCCACCCAGTTATTACATCTGGTCTATGTTTTGGTGATGACCAAAAATTTATAAAACGTTTTAAAAGATCATCCTCATCTAAACACCTAATATACTTAATATTTAAATGTTTATGTGGTGATTTATCAACATCATAATCCCTATAACCGAAAACATAATAGATATTCTCATTATCTTTAACAGTTATTGCAGTTATAGGTTGGGCACTTATTTGTGGATCTGGGAAACCATCACTAGATTCAACTTCAATATCAATATTAGATACATTAATAAACTTCTCATTATATTCTATATCATTTGGATATCTATTATAGATATATTGAGATATATAATTAGACATACCATGAATAGAAACATCAGTATCATTATATCTAGAAATAAATTCAGTAGACTCTTTCATACTACTGAATTGCATTTCCTTTAAAGGTACTCCTTGAATAGACAACCAATCTTTATTAGGATTGCCAAATTTGTAGTAATCTTCTGCATTAGAATTACACTCTAAATACATAGTGGGTTCAAACTTAGTTCTCTCTGATTTGAAATTCCCATCTCTATCATACCCATTATACAATATATCATTACCTGAACGAGCAACAGTAGTATAGAAAAAATCAACACTCATAATAAAAAAAACTCCAAATTATAAACTATATTTTAACAAATGCAGAACTACCAGATTTAATAGGTTTGTTCGAACTCGGTATTACTATACCAGCACCAAATATTTTATTATATTCATTCACCAAATCAACCACGGGATCAACAACAAATGCAACAAAATCAACACTCATATTAATACAATCTTTCGCATCAGTATATGGCATAAACGGTGCCAACCCAATCCTAGCAGTGGCAGTAGTAGGGTCAGAATATGAAGTAGCTAATTGACAAACATTTTTTAATTCGTAAATACCATCTTCTAACTTAACCTCACCCATTAATTCCTCACCAGATATCAATCTGACCACTTTAATACTACTCACTTTTTGTTTCTTCGTCTTTTTGTGCAAAATGCACTAACAAACTTTTTAATTTATTTTCAGCATCACTCAATTTATGTAACCATGAATCCAACTCATCAGTGATAGACGGTTCACTGTTTGTTTGATAATCCGAAACAACCGGATTATCAAACAAATTTTTAATATGTGCTATAGCATCATCTCTCTCATACTCATACTTACGTATCATAGTTCTCATAAACAAATTATTTACATAGTTATTACTCATTACACTCTCCCATTAATTAAATCAATCTTCCCAATCATAAGACTCACCTTCTTTAAGTCCATATTTTCTTGCCATTCTTCTGGCATGTTCTCCAACATAATTACCTTCTCCATATGTAGAAACAATCCATTTTCTTTCTTCTAATATTTCATCTCTCCGTATTGAACATACACGAACAATATCCAATAAGCAACGGCGTGCTCTTTTAGATGCAGAATAATTATTATTTAAAAATTTATCATTTTCTATCTTATACTCATCAACCAATCGTTGCAATTGTTCATGAGTCTCCATATTATTTACGTTTCCCTATATTATATTTTGGAATCAACTCCCATTCTTCTTTTTCTTTGTATGGTATCACCTTTATCTGTGATATTGGTGCAATTTCAAACTCATCAGGTCTAACAACCGTAATCAATCCCCATTCATCAAGTAACTCAACAATCTTGTTTCTTCTAGCACGATCATTGTCAGAAAAATCTGACATTTTACCATCTAATAAAAACAATTCCTTAAAATGTACAATATAATACTTATTCTTTTTGTGTAATATATGACACGATTGAAACAGTTTCTTCTCACGTTTAGAAGAAACCCCAATACGTGTTAATGTTTCAATAACCCTAAGAAAATTATCCTCATCTTCTAATTCCACTTGAACCAATCTATCTACGACATCCATCATCTCCATAAACTCCCATGTCAATCACCCTTATACATAATATTTTTAATATCTTCAATTTGACACTCCGTTAAGATATCCATTACAACCTCAGTTTTTTTATTACTATAATTATAATACTCCTTAACAAAGTCAAAATCCCTATGTTTTTTCTTCTTTGGCCAAGTCGCATATCGCTTACTCGGACGTATTATATTTAGTAAATAATCAAACTGTAACTTATTATCTAAGTGATGTAACATATTCATTTCGTTTGAATATAAAATAGTATCCTTATACATAGAAAACACTTTACATATCATATATGGACTATAATTAGTTGTCCAATTTTCATCATCAGAATCTAATAACTTCTCCTTCGTATATGATATAGAATTAACATAATCTTTAAAAAGGTCATAACTCATATCATTTCCACTCACATTCAACCATTAATTCAGTCAAACACGCAACTAAATTAATCTCATCGTTTGCAACAAAATATGATTTATACTGATACTCACCAAGAATAATAACAGCCTGTGGGATTGACCGACTCTCAACATACTGATATAACCCATCATATATCAGTCGGAATATAGTATTAACATCATTATCTAAATTAGACACCACCCACTTTCTCATTTCACTAAACTTTTTATTTTTTAATGAAACACATAAGTCTTTAATATCAGTAACATCCGATAATATGCCAACATCAATTACACCATTACTAGAATATGACTGTAATTCATTAATACACCTACGCCAATCTGGGAAATAATCAACTAATAATGATCTAACAACATCTGATTCATATGTAACACCTTCTTCCTTTAAGATATAACACAGACGATTATAAAATTTAGAAGCTAATTTAGACTTTTCTTTATTATCTATATTAAAGTCAACAACACTACACCTACTATGTAGTGGTTTTATTATCTTATTCTTAAAATTACATGTGAAAATAAACCTACAATTATGTGAAAATTCTTCAATAAATCCACGTAAAGCTGGTTGTGCCATATGAGATAAATAGTCAGCCTCATCAATAATAATAACTTTATCTTTTCCATCCAAAGATACTGATGATGCATATTGTCTCAAAGTAGTACGTATACCATCTATACCATTATCTTCAGTACCATTAACAAAGAGATAATCATAATTCAATTCTTCACACAAAGCCTTTGCAACCGTAGTTTTACCAACACCCGGTCCACCAGATAACAACAGATTAGGCATAACACCGTTTTCCACTATAGAACTAAAGGTTCTACCTATACCATCTGGTAATATACAGTCATTAATAGTTTTAGGTCTGTATTTTTCCACCCATAAAAAATTATCACTCATAATAAAAACCCCATAATATATACATCAATCAAACAGACTTATAATAAGAATCAGACTCCAATGACACCCAATATTGAATAGATTCACTCTGATGTTTAAATGTTGCTAATTTACCACCAGAAACATCAATCTCATACGCACCATCATATAACTTAAGATTCTCAGACTTAAAATATATCTTGAAATCATCATCAGATTTACCAACTGGTTCTCTAGCAATATCCGATAAATCACTCTTTTTATCTATTGCCACAAAATAAATAATGCCACTATCCGTCATTAATGCATAATCTGGCAACGAATTAATGTAAGATACTTTCTTAATTCGTTGCAAACAATCATCAGACAAGACAACTGAAAAATCAATCTCTGGGAAATCCTTACTATTGTCGGGATTATGGTCAGAACCACCCATCTTAAATGTTTTTTTAGGATGAACAATTACAGTTTCATCCGAAGATCTAAACTCATAAGTTCTATCATCATTTGACATCATAATACAGTTTTCCATAAATTCCAAATTAGGATATATCTGTAAATTAGATAAAAATCTAGGCAAATCATATATGCCTATCTTGTTAGGAAATACTTCATCAACATCAGCAGATACCAAAACATTTCTCATAATAGACATAGACGACAAACGGCTACCACTATTCAATAAAATTGATGGATTTACTAATGCAAAATTTCTTAAAATTTGTTGTGTTTTCTCACTAATTATCATGTTGTACTCTCCTGTTCATCTTTATATTCCAATTCATATCTACTTTGGGTATCTTCCTCCACCATTCTTTCTGATAAGTTATCTGAAGAAAATCGTCTCATCCTATCGAATTTTCTTTTCATCCCCATCATCATCTTTTCAATATTATATTTTTTCGTGATAAGTTTCGTTCTTCTTATCTTCTTCAATTGTTTCCGTTTCTGCATATTTGTCATAGACATTACTTTATATCCTCAATTATCATTCAATCAATACAAGTATAACACATAATTACATAATTGTCAAGTATTATTGAATAATACTGAAATTACCAACCTTTTTATACGATATTATATTCTTAAACTTATCATATAAAATATCACCTTTATGTGATATAATAAATATATTATGATCCACAAAAAATCCAATCAACCTCAAAAAATCTTCAGTACCATTAAAATCTAAACTAGAATCAAATACTTCATCTAATATTAATAAATTAGTGTTTACTGAATTCTTCATCCTTGCAATATCTCTCCACGTGAACAATAAAGCCAAATCAATTCGCATTCGCTCACCTTCAGAAAAGGAACTATATGTGAACTTATCACGATTCCTAGAATTTATAGTTTCATTAAACTTCTCATCCAATTGGAAATTAACGTAAAAATTCATCTCCCTAAGATACTTATTAATATAATTATTAATAAGAGGTAAATAATATCTTATTATTGAATTCTTAACACCATCATCATTTAATATCCTAGACACAATATCATAATAATGTCTATCTTCCAATAACTCTCGTTTTCGTTCTACATAATCATCATGTTCGTGAGTATATGATTCAAGATCGTCATATAACCCATTGATTGAAGTATTATCATTTTGCATTGTTTCAGTTTCATTTTGAATGGATGTTATATTATTATTAATATGTTCAACATTCCAATTACACTCTGCAATAATTGATTTATATTCTGAAATTTCACGTTCAACTAACTCAACCCTTTCTATATTCTCACTTATTCTTTCACATTCTAAAACAACTTCACTTAATGATGAATTAATTTTATCAACCTTAGTATCACAATCACTAACCATGAACTCTTTATATTCGGAACATATGTTTTGTTTACATGATGGACATTCATCATTATTATGAAACCATTCTATCATATCAACTTTAGTACGTATTATATTCTCAAGTTTATACCTTATCTTATCAATAGCAACCTTACGTGTCTTCAATTCAGTAATATCCAAAACATCATCAGATATATTAACAATTTTAATTTCATTTTCTTTAATCTTGTCAACATGTTCTTTAATATTTAAGTTATACGTTAATATCTTATTATCATTTCGTTTAATAATATCATCAGTATTACGCTCAGTATCTTTAATATATCCTTCTTGTAATGATATTTTTTGTTCTAATAGATCTATTCTACCCGATACATCCAATAATTCCACCTTACACTCAGAACTTTTAACCTTAATATTCTCATTCATAATGGAAAATATCTTAATATCAAGGATATCTTCAATTATATCTCGTCTATCTGATGTATTCAACTGCATAAATGGTATGAACGTGGCAGACCCTAATAAAACAGTTTGTGTAAATGATTTATAATTCAATTTTAATATATTACATTCTAAATACTTTTGAGAATCTTTAATCTTTGAATCCTGATCTAGTAAAATATCATTTATATATAACCTAAAATTATTAGGTTTAATTGAGCGGATTACCTTGTATTCATTATCTCCTATTGTAAACTCTATCTCAATTACACAATCCTTATTATTAACAGAATTAACTAATTGGGGTTTATTAATCTTCCTAAATGATTTACCAAACAATCCAAAAGTAAGTGCATCCAATATAGTAGATTTCCCAGAACCATTATCTCCAACTATTAATGTAGAATGATTAACATTTAACTCAACCTCCGTAAACCTATCACCAGTAGATAAAAAATTCTTCCATCTAATTCTTTCAAATATAATCATATACTACATCTCTCTCAGAACATCCATATATACATCATTCAATATAACCTTCAATCTAGATTTATCTACATTAACATCATATCCATCTATATATTTTGATAATAATGATATAGTATCATCTTCTAATGATAATACATTTTCATTTAATCTATCTTCAATTTCAATATCATCTATAATATCAACATCGGCTACATTATTTTTATACAACATATCAATAAATAAATCAAACTTATATATATCCAACTTTTCACGAACAATAACCTTAACAAATTTACCAGTATATTTAAGATAATCAACAGTCATATCATCATAATATTCAATCTTCTCAAACATGGTATAAGTATTCTGTATAAATTCTAACTCACGTGTCTCTGTATCAAATATATGGAATCCTCTTTTATCTTTATAATCCGACCAAGTTAACTCATAAGGATTACCTAGATATGTAACATTTCCATCTGTAGATTTATGATGAAAATGTCCGCTATATACAACATCAAATTTATTAAATTTAGATTTATCAACACCATCAATACATTTAATACCACCATTCATCAAAAACCCAGATATCTCTAAATGCCCCATTAAAATATCAGCATTAGTATCAGATATATGACTATCCACTTCATTATAATTATCATCATTTATCCACGGACACATACATATATCAACCCCATCAAACTCAACAGTTTCAATAGAAGAATAAATTTTAGGTGAGTGTACATTATTACTATCTATCAAAGAATCCATTGCATTAACTTTATTAGAATTCTTAAAATAAGTATCATGATTACCTATAATAATATGCATATCAATTTCATTATCATAAATCTTTTTAAGAAACCCATTCTTAAATTTATGCAATATATTAAAATTTATAAATTTCCTACGATCTACTACATCACCCAAATGAATAACCGTATTAATATGTCTATCCTTTAATTCTTTAAAAAATATATTATCATAAAATTTCATCATATAATCATAAAATAATAAAGAATCGTTCCTGGCTCCCCAATGTGTATCAGTTATCAATGCTATTTTCATTATGTTTCTCACTTTTCTTAAGTTTTACAGGTTTAACACTGTTACGTGATATACGCTTATCTTCCTGAAATTTCTCAAATTCATGTAAGAATTTATCAATATTACTTCTATTATCCCTAATATAATCTAAATAAGAATCCTTAACGCTAGTAACGTCATTATCATTCATACCATCAGATTCTAATGCATTAGAACTATATATCGATTTATATTTGATATATAATTGTTTCTTCTCTTTCTGAATTCTTCTAATAAATGCAAAATATATTATCTGAGTGAAATATGAAAACGGATTATCTGACTTGTCAGGATTAAAATTATTAATATATAATAAACAATTCTCAATACCATCACTAACCATATCATCTCTATAAGTATAATTTATAAAATTAGGTCTGTACGATAAACCCTCGGATATTTTCATTATACATTCACATATATATGATGATACTTTAGGCGAAACTCTATATAAATGATAACTCTGTCGGGGTATTGGTAAAATAAGATTTTCTAAAATATATATATTAATGTCTATATCGATAATATACCATGAGTAACGATTACCAACAGTATCTGAATAAGACTTATAATTAACATATGATGTCCTATATATTATCATCTGTTTTAAAAACTCAGAATTATCAACATAATGTTGGGTTTTTTTAATATACCCTTTCTTCATTTATATTCTCCATAATTAAATACACATAATATGTATTATACACTAATATTACCTATTTGTCAACCAGCTTGACAATTCATCAATTTTATGTTATTATGGTTCTGTTGGGGGTTAAAGTTTTAATTAATATAGTATTTTCCAATTGGTTTAAAATCTATTAGATCATCCATAGTATTTTCAGTCACAATTGTCGATGTGAATTTATTATATATCATCATTACTTCATTTGTTGGATTGTTAATTGTTATTATTTTATCATATGATAAAAATGATGTAATGTCATCTGTAAATATATTATCTTCCATAATATATATGTTGTTTTCTTTATATGATAATTTTAATATATTTGTAATATTAACACCACCATTATCCTCATCATATTCTAAGTCACCTATGATAAATTCATTTGTAATTAATTTAATAACATATATTGTCATTCTATATTCATATTATTAATTTTAAAGTTAAATTTCTCTTCATTATATATATTTAATCTTTCATAAAAATGTTTACATACAAAGTTTACATATTTCTTATATCTTAAATCATCAACAATATCATATAAAATTGATATATTATTATTATCACTTTTACGTAATGCACGCCCAATTGACTGTAAACTTCTAATACGACTTTTCGTTGGAGATGCAAATATAATATTGTGTAGATTTTTTATATTGATACCCGTAGAATAAGTTCCATATGATGCTATTATTATAGATTCAGTATCATTATTCTCAACCTTTAATCTTATTTCTTCTCTAATATCAGCTGATACTTGTCCAGAAATAAAATATATAGACTTATTTTTAATATTATGTTTTATTAATTTATGTAATGGTATGCCATGTTTTTCTACATAATTATATAATATTAAAGTATTACCATTTAAGGATTGTGCTAAGTTACTTATTATTATATTCCTTCGTTTATTAGATATTATCCAATCCAGTTCTTCATGATATTTAAGTTTTCTTACTTCTTTACATTGAGATTCTTTATATTTTAATACAATACATTGTATTTTAAAATCAGATAATGTGTTCGAATCTATTAACTTTTTTGTTGTTGTTATTTGTTTTATGTCACCAAATAATCCATTTAATACTAATTTATGTGTGTGTGTACCATCTAATGTGCCGGTTGTACCAAACCTATATTTACAATGAACTAAATTATTCATTATTTTTATAAGAGAGTTCGATTTAAAAGAATGACATTCATCACCAATAACTAAACCAAATTGATCATAATATTCTCGTTTAAGTTTATATATCGACTGCCAAGTTGATATAATTACACATTTATCAGTATCTTTAGACTGCCCTTGATAGATTTTATGACACGACTTTTCAACGTTGAATCCATAATCTTTAAAGTCACCATACATTTGAGACACTAATGATGTGGTGGGCACAATTATAAGAACTTTCTTATCGTTTAAATCTGGATGTAACAAGAAAAATCTAATAATAGAGTATATTATCAACGATTTACCGGAAGCAGTAGGAGACAACAACACGGCACGACTGTTGTTAATCGCGTGCATAATGGCATCAAGCTGGTAGTCTCGGTAGACAATATCTTTACCCTTAGACTTTGGAGAAATATAACGAGATAATTGACCCATGTCTGATTTGTTGAACTCTGTATTAGGGTCGGGAGTCTCAGTATCAACAACCCCATATCCGTTGATGTTGCAGAATTCTATTACTTTATTTTTTAATCCTGTATATATTTTTCTGTCAACGGGATTAAATAATCTTATATTACCATCCCATATTTTCTTTTTATATGTGGGCATGAATTCTGCACCAGGAACTTTAAATGTAAAATAATCAACTAATTCTTTGAGTATATACATTTCCGGAGAATCAATTTGCAGATAAGACTCATCCAGTTTATGAATTATAATATGATTATTATCCGTCAAGAAGCTTCCATGAATCGTTTAAAATCAATTAAATTCTTAACAGACCATCGTTTGTCACCCAATAAATCTAATGTTTTATCTATTAAGTATAATGTCTGTTTTGTCATTTCATATTTTAATTTATATTCACTTATATATTTATCACAATCTATCCATGACATTAATTCAGATTTAGATATTTTATTACCATGTATTTCCCAACCTAAATCATTTATTTCTTTATCAGATAATTTACCATAATAATACAAAGTTCTTAATGCTGTTATTTTTTTATATTCTATAGATATAGTTAATAACTTAGACTTATATATTTGTTGATATTCTAGCCATTTCCCAATCATTAATTGTGTATTAACTATTTCACCATTTTGATCACCAATAGTTAATATATCAATTTCTAAATCGGATTTAGATTCTTTTATTAATGTTTCTAATGTAATCATATTATATTATTTATTTTCTCCACTTTTAAATTAGTAAATTGAAAATCAACAATACAAGCAACATTATTAGTCATAGTATCAGTTGTCGTCAGTGTGACCTCAGATAATGAGGTAGGGAATACATCATAAAAAGATAATTTCATTACTGGTTGTTGGTTATTATCATATAACAATAAAAATGCAGTTGATGTTATATGGTCAATAGTTTCTGTTAAAAATTCTCTTGACTTAAATCCCGAATATTGTTGAAAATTATCTGGGAATCCTAATCCAGTAAACCATTCATATAATTCAAACCAGTTTTGTAAATCCTCATTAACTATAAATGAGATATTTATAGTACCATAGGTTAACCTATCTCCAGGTTCTTTCCTTTGTATAAATGTAGTATCATGTGGAGTTTCACCTAGATTTATGGATGGAATGCCTATCGTCTGGATGAACCCACTCAAAGAAGGACATAAGTCTACTTCAAATTTGAATGATTGGTTGTTAAAATAATTTGAGTTTATTTCCATAATAATATACTGTTAGTTAGTTATATTATATTTATAACACAAATATTAAGCATAAAAAAAGGGTCACCTAAGTGACCCCTTAATAATTTCTTAATGTTTATTATTGTTATATTAAATTAACTCATTAAGTTGTCAATTCTAAATAAACGATAATATACATTTGAACGGGCAGTTAAACCAGAACCAGCATTTGCACCTTGAGAGAATGGGTTTGAAGCCAATCCATAACGAGTTTTAAAACCGATTTTAGGTTGAAAAGTTTCATGTCCAACTGCACGAACCATTTGTAGTGGAACATATGGGCAATAGAAAATACCAGCATCATAAGGTGAAGTACCTTTATATGCCAAACATGCCATTTCATAAGCACCAGCTGCATCAAAATATGGATCAATATAAACTCTTAATCTACCATTAAGAACACCAACAAATGTATTACCAGTGTCGTCAGGTGTTAATGATTTATTACCAGATAATGCTGGGTTAAAATCTAATACACCAGCCATTGATAATGCAGATGCAACATCAGAAGAACATATTAAGATGTTAGCTTTACCACGACGAGTTAAACGAGCAATAACGTTCATTTCTCTTTCTAATTGAAACATTAAACCTTTAAATTTCTCAACAGACCAACGACCATCTGCATCAGCACCTAAATCAAAAACACCTTTAGTAGTTGTACCAGTTTGAGCACCTAATTTGGCAGCACCATATACAGTACGAATAACTTCACGATTTATTTCTGATACAATTTCAGTTGAAAGAATATTAGATAATTCAGACTCAGCGTCTAAACCATGAACAGCTTTTAAGTCTTGTGCTAATTCAGTAGTATACTCGGCTTTCAATGCACGACTTTCTGCGGTAACAGTAACACGTTCAATTGAGAATGCCATTTCGTTAAAGTCACCACCATGACCTAAAGAATTAGAACCAAACGCACCAGTTGCATCACGTGAACCTAGTTTTTCAGCATCTGATACTGGTCCACCTGTTCCAGATGTATGTCCATGTGAACCTGTACCAGTATCAACCAATACTCCAGCTTCAACAACATTTCCAGCAAAAGGATCTGTTGAGGCATGTGTACCAAGACCAGAAAATGATGTATCTGATTCGTTATAAAACGCTTCTGGACGAGAATCATCACTACGATCAACATAACGTGAACGCATTGCAAAGATTAATCCAGTTGGACCAGACATTGGTTGAACACCTAAAACATCATATGCCATTAAATTAGGCATAGTACGTCTAACTAGTGCGATAAGTACTGGATCCATTCCTTGGAATTGACCCTCACCACCAACTGTTGGACTCATACCACCACCAACTACGTTAGCTTCTGACATGATTAAACGTTCTTCTTTAACTGCTTTTTCTTGGTTTTCAAGTAAAATAGCACATACTGCTTTTTTGTATGGGTCTGAAATTGGGGCAATATTTTCATGCTCTAGAACAGGTTTCCATTTTTGTTGTAATTCTTCTGATAAATGCATTTCAGTGTACATCTCTTTCTCCTTTATTAATTTTTATTTTTTTATATTAAATTATTATAATATGTTTATATATTTATAATTATTACTTTTTACATCTTGACAATGTACTTGCATAATAACTCATTAAGTCATTTGACCCCGTTACTTCAAGTTCTTCTTTCACCATAGGAGAATCTTCAATAGCAGTATCTGATGCACTTTCATCTAATATACGACTCTCTGTCACTTCTGATTCAGATGAAAAATAACTTTCAACGAAAATCTTTACTTTTTCCTTAAAAACTTCTTCTGAATTGAATTCTAAATGTTCACTCAACTTCTTAACTTTTTCAATTTGAGTTAATGTTAATCCTTCAGTTAACTCTGTGACAATAGTATCACGTTGAATATGAACTAATTTTTCTGTTAATTCAATATTCTTGTTAATCTGAAAGTTTAAATCTTCTTGTAGTTTTTGTTCACTTTCTTTAGAAGTTTCATATATATCTAATTTATTTTCGGGAATATCAATATAATTTTCCTCAAAAACATCTTTAAGACCAGATACAAAATTTTCTAATATGGATGATTTAATACCAGATTCTATAGCTATTTTATTTTCTGATACCCATTCATCAACTGCATATGATAAATATTTGTCAACATCTTCTAATAATTCAGTATGAATTAATTCCACTGATTCATTTAATTGTTTTTCATATTTTTCTTTATATTTTTCTTCTAATATTTCTAAATGTTCATTAATCTTAGTTAATACCGCTGATTCATATATACTTTTAACTTTTTCTTTATATTCATCTGAAAAGTCATGTCCAGATAAAATAGCATCAGTATCTTCTGAAATATCAATATCACTAGGTGTTAATTTAAATATTTCTTCTGTATCTTCTACTACTTCTTCTTCAGTATCTTCAGTATCTTCAGTATCTTCTACTACTTCCTCGGTATCTTCTACCACTTCTTCAGTATCTTCTACCACTTCTTCAGTATCTTCTACCACTTCTTCAGTATCTTCTACCACTTCATTTGTAACCAATTCATCTTCTGATTCATCAATTACGTCAGTATCATCTACCACTTCTTCACGTAATTCGTTATATATAGATTTCCAATCAATACTATCCCAATTAATACTAGAATAATCTTCAAATTGTTTTTTTAGTTTAGTCATATTCTTTTCCAAATCACCAACCGATTTAGACTTCAATGCAACCTTTAAAAGTTTAGCATCATTAAGAATATCTAGACTGGCCAATGACGTAGAAACCTTATCTTCTATCAAAGTTTCGTCATCTTTAATTGTTGTATCGTTGCCCATCAGTATCTCCCAATTTTTTTATTTTAATTTATTTAGATATATATTATTTATAATATTTGTAAAGTTATAACTTATTTAAAAAATCTTCAAATATTAATATTTTAGTCTTTTCTAAATTAGTCATTTTTTCACGTTTAATTATATTATGATAATCATTTATATTACATTCTTGTATAACACCATTATTCCAAACCCAATCTACCCCTTCCATTATCCCATTAACAAATGCATCTGGTGCTGATGGATCAGCAACTATATCAGCAGCTGTTGCTAAATAGAAATCATCTTGTACCGTATTAACACCTTTACTTGTATTAACCGTACCCATACCCCTAGAAGAAACACCTAGTTTAGCACCTTCATTTATTAAATTCTTTACAATAGACCCATATGGTGTTTCCGACATTATTTTAGCTTTTCCAATGAAGTTATTACCATCCTTATGTAAACTTTTAATTATATGTGAAACTCTTTCTAAATTAATAGATGGACCATTTGGATGTCCAAGTTCACCAAATGCACGACCTTTGTTTATATAATTATCACTATATCGTTTAACTTCTTTTTCTAAAATTTCTGTAGGATATAATCTACCGTTGCGGTTTTTTATACCAGATTGTAAAAAAATACCTTCAATATATAAACTTTTAGATTTATCATCTTCTACAATATAACTTAAATCTTCATGAATTTCTGTTATAAGTTTCATGTTAGAATCCTTTTCTCTTATTCATTGAAATTGAACGTTTCCTATTACTTTGAGCTCTCTTTCCCTTACTTTTTTTCGCTGATTTCTTATTTCTAAGCTTCATCATTATTCGTTCTTTATTATCTATACGTACTTCTTTGCCGTTTATGACTTTATATCCACCTTTAGTGGATATTTTTTTAACAACACGTTTTCCTTTTCTGATAACTTTTTTTCTAGTTATTCCTTCAAGTATCAAAAAATCTATAAAATTTTCCATATAATTACCTACAATTTATCTAAAATTATTACCAGAACCTTCATCGTCTTGTTCTTTAAACTTAGTGTCTTTTAATTCATCTTTCATTTGTTTATCAATTGATGATATATCATCAATTGTCATCTTTAATATATTTTTTCTAACCCAATCATGTGAATAATATTTACCAATAGCACCTATATTTACCATATCTGATATAATTGAAATACGGTCACGTAATAACTCGGAATCTTGTATTTCATCATAATATGAATCTTCATTATATACAAAATTTATTTCATATTTAATATTATCCCATTCTTCCAATGTTATTATATTCTTTAATATAAGTTGTTTCTTTAATAAATCATAAAACAAATTGTTAAATTTATTCCTTAATCTTTTAATGAATCTATCAAATTTCATCTCATCTCTAGTTATTTCAGTTGCCCTACCCAATGCCATTGAATTATCTGATTCTAACCTAGATACTGGTACATTTAATGATTTATATAATTTCTTTTGAAAATATACTATATCTTCAATTTCACCTAAATTAGTACCACCCGGCAATGTTTCAATTTGTGCCGAATTACCTTCTCGTCTAGGAAACCAATAATCCTCTAACATAGACATATGATTCTTACCATCTTTAACTTCACCAGTAACACCATCATATACTACTTTATTCTTATATTTATTCATAACATCACTAAGATATTGTTCCGCTTTCATCTTAGGTAAATTACCAACATCTATATAAAATACTCGTCTTTCTGGTGCGCGTGTATATCTATATATAACAGCAGAATTCTCAAGCATAACTAATTGATTTAAAGGTTTTATAGCTTTATGTAAATGACCAACCGAATGATTCTTAGTAGAATTTCTCAAACCAGACGATATAAAACTTATAGAATCTAATTCTATCGGAATGCCTTTAAGATCTATATCCTTATCAATACCATTCTCACTATATACATAATATTCCTTAACCGATTCAATAATATCATCTGCATTACGTTTAACTTCTTTAACCTTTTTAATCTTTCTTGGGTCAATTCTTCGTAATTCTTGTATACCCTCTTTACGTTTACTTGGATCTATTATTATATGATAATAAAGTTTTCCATCAATATACCAATTACGAAATATATCATATGATGACATATTAAAATCTAATTTCTGTAATATTTTAGAAAATTCATTAGATATCTTTTCCGCTACCGGTTTAGATATCTCATCTGATATTGCAATTTTAATAATTTCAGAATCTTCAGTTATAACTGATTCCGAAACTATATCATCTATTGCCAATTCAACTTCAGCATTCATTGACATTTGACGATACTTATTTATTAATTCGTTATCGCTCTTAAATTTATCATCAAAATTATAAAAGGAACCAGAAAAATTAGTGCTAGACACCATGGTGGAGTCATCGAGAATATTACCATCTTTCGGTACGAAAGATGGTAAACTCTTTTTCTTTTCTTTACCTAATGTAAACCCAAATAATTTCATAATATACTCACCATTCTATATTAAGTTATTGCCTGAACAATACCAGCAGCTTGACCAACCACACCTGACAGTTGTGAAGCAGTACTAACATTGCCACGTGTCCATAAGTCATATGCAAACGTCACAGTAAATTCTTCAATTTCATCATTAGTGCCCCAATTTAAATCAATAGCTTCAATCTCTGTGGGAAACATGTTTTTAAAATCATATACCGCAAGAGAACTACCATTTTTACCTAACTGTTCGACAAACCCGTCCTGATATACGTTAGATGCCGAGGTGACTCCAAAGGGATCAATTCTAATATTTGATTCTGGAGTATTTATCTCTTCCATCCATTTCTCAAATTTACTCCTAATTGACCAATTCTCATCATTAATAATAGTTACTGTCCAATCTTCATATGTTCTATTACCAGGTACTTTTAAAATTCTACCCATATAATTAACATCAACTGATGATATGGTTGATGACGGTATATTCGCAGCCTTACACATGAATGAGAAGGTTGGGGAATTCATACCACCAATGTGAACCTTAAATAAATTAGGTCTAGCACCGCCTCCATATAAGTTTGTTTTAAACGTGTTAACATTAAACATTTTTTATTCTCCTTATTTTAAAATTATTCTTATTATATTTATATTTAGTTACCAACGACTTCATTAAACTCAATGCCGGTAGCAACTGCAACAAAATTTAATTGAATAAAGTTAATTGAACGACTTGGTTTTATGTATATATCACCAATGAATCTATTAGAATCAATAACCGTTGGTGTATTATTAGTAGTATCACATACAACTTTAAAATCATATATTCCACGTCGTCCTTTAACATCACGTAAGAATGGTTCTACCATAGATACAAACTGAGCTCTAGTAAAATCATCATTAAACTCAAATAATAATTGATTTGAGGCAGACTCTATTAATTTTTCTAAAACTATAAATAATCTCCGAACATTAATTCTATCAAAAGATGTAGATTTTCTAGTGAATGTCTTATCACCATACAATATAGTACCTTGTCCTGGGAATGTACATACAGGATTTATTGACTTCTTATACAACTCATCACGGTCTGCTCTATCTTGTGCAAACCGTAATTTAGTAACATTTTTAATACCACCACGATTAAATCCTGCAGGAGAGAACCATGGGTCTCTGTCCTCATCAGTTCTAGACATCACACCCGCTATATCACCACATAATGGCACCCATCGATAAGTGTCACCAAATACATCATATTGATATTTAAAATTAGAATCGGCAAATGCATAAGTCTGCATAGTATGATCACCCATAGTAGATCTAAGAGAATCAAAAAAATCAACAACGTCACTGGTTTTAGTTGACTTTAATATATGTGGGGATAAAAGTGCCACAATATCTTTTCTCAAATACGCAGCATCTACTAAATTTAATAAAAACGTCTTATAATCAGATATATCTAGATTGTCACCAGCACCAAACAATAAAGATATATCAGATACTTCTTTATTCCTAAATGGTAGCATTGCACGTGTCCAATCACCTAAATTAACATCACCGTTATTCCCATCCGCTAATATATATTTATGGTCTCCACTTGCCAAGAGATTTACATAAGTACGAACACCACCAGCAAAACTACTATTCCAAACATTTCTCTGTAATGAACTTTCCCTATAAGAAAGTGGTACACCTAGTACCCATATTAACTCTGATTGTGCATTAATGGTATTAATCCAATTTGAAGTACCTTGGGATTTAGTAAGGTTAATATAAACCTCTTCAATATTTTCATTACCACTATCGTCTACCACTGTTACCACAACTGCTAAGTCATTAGATTCATCAAATATCATATCTAACCTATACTCCCACTTGTGCTGATAGATAGTGTCCATATCAATTAGATAAATTTTGATTCTATTGCCATATTCACCTGCATATCTGGCAGCAAAAATAGAATCACCAGTATAGTCATCAAATGATTTTAATTCTCCATTTTCAAAAACAGTATATTCATTTAAAACTAAAAACCCTGTTGCAGTCCTAACATCATATGATGCACCCACACTTTCCAATATAAACTCACGCAAAACACTACCGTCATATAATGTATCAGTAATGTATATAAATTCATTTGTAGTGCTATCTGGTAAAATACCATATTGTGATACTGAACTTAATTCAGAACCACCTGAAAATAATTTAATAGAACCACCAGTATCTCTTACAGCTGTAGGTAAGTTGAAAGTATTACGTTGTGGTACACCGACTTCAATACCAGTTACCTCAGTAAAAGATGCCTCGGATGATAATCCACTATAATCATATGTAAGAGCATTTAAATCTAAATTGGCACCAGGTGTCATACTAGTAACCACTATAGTACTAACACCCGACGCATCTATTGTGACAGTAACTGTTAATACTGCTGGAGTTGCACCAGATGAAGTAACAGTTATAGTTCCACCAGTAACCGCACTTAAACCAAATGATGACCCAAATAGAATAGTAGTAAGATCAGCAGGCACATCTAACTCTCCACTTACTGCGGTATCAGTCCACGTACTAGATACATCACCAACTGGATTTTTTCTAAGATTTGGTAAAGTTGCAAAACTAAGTCTCACATCATCACCCAGTACATCAATGATCCATGGGTTATAAGTATCACCATATAATGGAGAATCTCCGGTTGAAGGATTAGATGCCGTTAAGAGTTTTACCCAGACTAATTCATTAAGAGTTACAAAATTTGTTGGTTGTCCTAATACATGATCAAAATTCCCTGTCCAATCAGTAGGCACTCCAGTTAATATATTATTTTCAGATACACTACTACCATTACTATAGACTGCACCAATCTCAAATGTATCTCCTACAAAAAATGATCCCATACTATATGGGGAAGTTGTAAACTCCGAACCAAAAGTGCCAGACCAACTAGAAGGTAAAAGTGACACACCATCATTCACATAATTATTGTTTGTTTGTATCACACCACCAGCGTCAGTATTAGAAAAACTTATAAATTTATGAATAGTTTCGGCAGTTGCAACTGGTACAGAATCTACTGCATTTGTTGTTGAGTCTTCACTATATATACGTGATACTTTTAAATCACGTGAGTAACTTAAGTAGTTTTTAGCAGTCATAAACGACATAATACTGTCACTTTTTGGTAAACCAAAAATTTCTTTTAATTCTGTAGATGTTGAAACTGTAGTTACTCTGTCAGGTAACCCTAATGGACCCCACGAAAATATACCAACCAAACCACCAGCGGTTGTTGCGGTTTGTGGTACTGAGTCTGTTAAATCGATTTCCGATACGTTTACCCCTGGACTAATTTGAAAAGCCATTTCGATCTCCTTATATGTTAATGGAATGTTATTTTATATACGATAATAATATTTATAATATTTAACATTCGGTAAGTCAATATTCTATATTGATTCCCATATATTCCCATCGTTATCCATCGTTATTTCTTTTTCTTCCTTATTATTTATAAACCCAAATGGAAGTATTTGTTCTTCCATATATCGGACTCTCTCTTTATATAATTCTTCTCTGATATTAATATCAGACAAATCCTTAAAATAATTATCAGTAGTTGCCCATGAAAACAATACCAAAGTATCTACTAAATCATCATTTCTACCACTATCTGCTTCAAATTTTAACCCTTTAGATATAAATGATGATAATTCATCAATAGTATTAAAATCATTCACTATTAATTTATCTTCTTCTATTAGTGATTTTAAGTTAAAACAACCAGTTTTTTTTGTAGCTTTTGTTGTTCTTACTCCTATATTAATATTCTTTCCTGTTTCATTTGATATAAATTGTCCTTTCCTTGTGTCAGTTTTAGTGTATATCATATTAGGATACTCTAATTCTGAGTGTAATATATCAGAAACCTGTGCGCCTATATCATTTATTTCAACTAATATATAAGATTCATTATATAAATCTGCAACTAATTTAATAATATTTGGATATACTAATGGCGGAATTTCATTAGATCTATATGTTGCAACTTGAACATAAGGTAATTCTGTAACGTCTAATACAGAAAATGCAGAATAATCACTCCCCCTTGCACGTGATACATCAACAGTTAACCAATATATATGATTAATTATAGGTTCATGATAAGTAAACAAAGTTCCATCATATTGTACCTTTATTGGATTCATATATGACAATGACTTTAACTTACTACCAGTAATTAATGTATTGGAACTACCTAAAAAATCACACTCAAACTCTTGTTGAAATTGTAATTCTGAAGTGTTATTTATCGTTGTCTGTTTCCATTCCGCATCTCTGCCTGGAAGTTCAGACCAATGAACTTCTATATTTTCATAAGAATTTCTTTTGTGTATTGAATCATTCCATAATTTATAAAAATGATTCATACCATATGGTGTAGATACTATGATTACTTTAGTAGACTTACCTGATGATATAGTAGGATATACTGAACGGAAAAAATCTTCTGCCATTTCATTAGGAACAAATGCAAACTCATCTAAAAAAAGTATATTAAAAGAACTACCACGTACTGCACTAGAAGATGTTGCAGATGCTAGAATTTTACACCCATTTTCTAATTCTATATTGGTTCTATTCCAAACAATAACACCCTGTTGTAACCAAAATGGTAAATTCTCATAACTTCTTTGCAATCTTCCCAATAATTCTCTTGCAGTAGACAGTTTATTTGCCAAAATGGCAATAGATATATCGCTATTAAATAATACCTGATGTAAAAAAAAACTAATACATGTAATAGATTTACCAGATTGTCTTGCCATTTTACATATAGTAAACCTAGATTCACTAAAAGTATTAATCATTTGTTCTTGAAAATCATATAACTCAAATGGTACCAATCCTTCATCCAAGTTAATTATTTTAACATATTTCCTTATAAAATAGATAGGGTCGTTCATACATAATTTGTATTCCCTTACTGTTTCTTCAGTCCATTGTATCTCAACTTCTGGTGATTTTAATCTCGGATTTTTATTATATATCTCTGTCATGGTCTTTCATCATCTTCAAAAAATCCTTTGTATTACCAACAAAAACATTATTATTAACAACATTTTTTCTAGTAGAATCTTTAATATCAAGTTTGTCCATATTTTTTTGTAATACCACAAGTTCTTTTGTCAAATCACCAGTAGTTTTCAACAATTGTGATACTACTTCAAATGCACGTGGATGTTCACTTTCTTTAGCTAAAGAAATTATTGACGAAATTGAATCTTCACCATTCCGTATAAGATTATGTAATGTATTTCTTGCATGATTATAATCATTCTTTATCTGTATATCTCTACCTTCATCTATATCTGGCAAAGTTTCTATTATACTGATTTCATTATTATCAGATTGTGGTAATATTTCAATATCAAGAACTTTATTTAATTTTTCATCTATATTATTCATAATCAAGTATTAGTAATATCAGTTGAAAACCCATAATCGTCAACAGGAGTAGATGTTATAGGATCAGGTGTAGTAACAGAAGTTGATGATGCGCTATTATTAGTATCAGATACATTTGAAGTGATTTCTCGTATAATTGGAATATCTTTATCATTACCATATAAAAAACCTTTCATCGTAAAGGATATAGTCCAAGTAATTGACCTTTTCGTATAAAAATCACCATCATAATCATCTTCTAATGATACCATATTTAATACTAATGGTGTATTCCTAAGTAAAGAATCACTAGATAATTCCTTTATGGGTATAGAAAATGATGGAGTGAAATACGGTAATATTTGTTCTAATATTTGTGTACCGTCATCTGCATTCTTTACCATTATAAATAAATCAAATTCAATATCATATGGAACTGGATTATATACAAATTTCTTTGATATAGATGTTATATCATGTGTATGACCACCAAGTTTAGATAATTTACGTTCTGAATCATATTGTAACGTAGTTATTTCAAATGCAATTCTAGGTAATTCTATGGTTTTATCATTACCATATATTAATGCCAAAAATTTCTCACTAGGACCATACGCTAATGGTACTTTAATACTTTTTTGTATAGTATCATCCGAATTGCGTCTTACTATTGTTATATCATTGAAAATAGAACCAAATGCAATTACATAATTTCGTATTATACTGTTATATTGTTCATCATTACCTAACATATTATATCCTATTAATAAGTTTCACTAAATGGGTTTTTAACTGAAAAATCTATAACTTCATCAGATTTACCATTAACACTAAAATTATCATTATCTGCGGTTACACTTGTTTCATTAAATATATATTCATGTGTTGCACCTAACATATATATAGAACCAGAAGTATCACCTTTCACATTATTATTTTGAATGAAATTACCATTCAAATCGTTTAATTTCAATACCTTAGTACCATTATTCCATGATATAACCTTACCGGATGCGGTTAATGTATCAATATCAACACCTTGATATACTATTTCATCTATAATAAAATCACCAGAACCAGAACCTAATGTAAAATCAACTGTCACTATATTAAGATTAATGTCAACATTATCATCAATAAAGTCTAGTCCGGTGTCAATAACTTCATGTGAAAAATCAAATAATTCTGTAGTTATTTTATATATGTATTGCTTTCCTAATTGAAAAAATGGAACATCATCTTCAACAAATGTTATTGAAAATAGTTTATCGGCCATTGGGAAATATAATAAATCTCCTGCTAATGGTTGATCCATTCCAGTTTCATATTGAAATCTTTCAATAGATACATGTGTTATTAATTGATCTTTAATTTCCAAACCAAATTTAGACAAAAAGTCACCTTCACCCTCCCAACCATTGGCAGTTTCTATATACATTTCAATTAAAAATGAGTCACGAAATTCAACTAATGTCCGTTCATTAAAAATAGTGTCTTCATTCACACTATCTCGTTTTATATAATAAAAATTTACACCATGTATTTGAATAACTTCAGAAACAACATCAGATACTAAATTCTGTTCATTAACAATATCTACTTGATTAAATATAGGATTAACTGCCATATCTTATCCAACCATGAAATCGCAAGGCAATTCGTATTTTAACGACATTTCTTCTTGTAATTTATTAATCATTTCTGTGGATTCTGATATTAATCTAGCACCACTTAATGTAACACCACCTACCATTTCAACACCTTCATATTTGGATATATTTTCACCCCATTGACGTTTTATCAATGCAGTTGCATATTCTTTTAACCATCTATCATTCCATACATCTGTATAGGTATCGGGGTCTAAGATTTTCATAACTTCAATAATTATAATATCACCTATACCCAATTTATTCCAATCCATATCTAATGATAATTTATTTAAATGTCTATTATATCTAATAGGTATATTATTAGTAGTATGTAATAAATCATTAATCATAGATATGTGTGATTGTGCCATATGATACGATACTAAATCCAATTGATTTAAATGATAAACATCATTCAATCTCATTTGATATTCTATACTAAACATATTATTAGAATGCAATTGTGTTAATGGTATAACTCGTTTAACACCTATAATTGTATCATTAATTGGTATATATCTATTAGTGAAGTCATCTTCAACTAATATATGTTTCATGAAAACTTTCTCAACGGCATCATAATGATAATCACGATAGTATTCAAATGCATCATCCACACGATCTTCTATTTGTTCGGTAGATACATTAATTGTGATCACACCTTTCCCAAGTTTACGTAAACAATATTCCTTGAAATCTTCTCTATTTAATAATGTGGGCATTATAGTAATCCTTTATTATTTTCCATTTATTCTATATTTATAATAATTCTTAAACACTAACTAAAAATACCATGAGGTGACATAGATATTACCTCATATGAACCATAAACTCCATCAGTCGGAACTGTTGATATTATTAATTTTATTGGTGTGGTGCTAGACGATAAAGTAATACTTCTAGCAATTAATTCCGCACTGATGGCGTTGTTTGGATCATCATCCACATCATTACAAGTTAAAGTTAATGTAGACCCATTACGAACCCATGTAAATCTACACCTCTTTGACGCTGGATACACACCATATGTATATGGATGAAATGCCCTCCATAAATCAGGACCATACGAAGAGTAATCTGTAAACTCGACATACCATTGAATACCAGTTCCACTAAGAGTATTATTATTTACAGAAATATCCCAAGATGATGGTATATCATGCACAGAATTAAAAGTAGTGACTCCTAATGTTATTTGTCCGTAGTTCTGTGGTTTATTACCAGCAATCACTATTGAACCAGAATCCCCATTATTAATAAAATCAGACATATATAGATTCAACCCATTATAAAAATTAGTAGATGTTGTCTGACTTGTTGGAGAAAAAACAATATATTCTAACGGAAAAATCAAACTAAAGTTACTTATCGCATCTGCTACATTTGTTCCATCTGTCGCTCTGAATGTTATACTAAATGAACCCTCATTTGATTCATCCGTTGA